CCGGCTGCCGGAGAGAGGTCCGTGTACAAGATCGCCGCGAGCGTGGCGCCTTCCGCTGAACTGGGTGAGGTGCTGAGCATCGGCTCCGGTTCCGGACAGTGGACCGAGGCGACCTTCCCGGCTGCCGCGACCGCCGCGAGCAGCACCAAGGTCACCGTGGCCGTGGTCGATTCCACCAACGCGGTCATTGCCTCCGGCAATGCGACCGTCGTTTCCAATGACTAAGGGAAAGGAGGAGCAAGAAAATGAGTCGTTTTGAAGAGAATATTTTCGGAATGATCCGCAAGCAGGATTGGCTGCAGGTCGGCCTGGACGTCACCCGGCCCAATGACCCGATCGACCAGGTGTTCGGCGATGTGAAAACCGACAACCTGATCGCCTACTGGGAAAGCATGGCCGCTGAGTACGGCATTCCCGTGATGGCGCAGTTTCACGCCTTTGACGTGGAATCCCAGAAGACCATCCGCAGGCCTGTCGATGTGCACAACATCGAGAAGGGCCTGATCAAGGTCAAGATCGACCAGAGCGAGCGTCTGCGCGCGCTGATCGGCCGCGGCGTGACCGATGAGAGCGAACTGTACCGCAAGGTGCTGAACGACGGCTACAACCTGGCCGAGGAAGTGTTCACCCGCTCCAAGGTGGCGAAGAACGAGGTCCTGGCGACCGGTAAATTCACGATCAACGAGAATAACCTGAGCCTGACGGTGGACTTCGGCGTTCCGGAAGCGAACGTATCGAAGACCCTGGACTTCGGTGCCGGCGCCGAGAAGCCGCTGGACGAGCAGCTGCTCGAGCTGACCGAAGGCGCGAAGGCCGCAGGCAAGCCGCTGAACGGCCTGTACACCAGCTCCGCGATGATCGCGAAGCTGCGCAAGAACGGCGCAATCCAGAAGGCGATCAACGGCGCGAACATGGTCGGCCAGCTGGTCCGCAGGGCGGATCTGGAAGCCTACCTGAACGAGGAATACGGCATCAGCCGGATCTACGTCCAGGACGGCCACTACAGCCTGCCGCTGACCATGGGCGACAACGGCCGTCCGGTGGTCTCCAGCCAGAGGTACTTCCCCGAAGTCAAGGCCGCTTTCTTCCATGCTGACAACAAGCTGGGCGACGGCCTGTGGGGAGATCCTCCGGAAGTCTCCGCGGCGAAGTTCATGGAAGTCGGCGAGAGCGAAGTCTCCCCGTACGTCTATGTGAGCCAGTACGCCGAGAACGATCCTGCGGTCACCTGGACGAAGGCCAGCGCGCTGTTCGTGCCGGTGCTGTATGATCCGAACGCCCTGTATGTGGCGACCGCCATCTCCACGCCTGTCAACGCCTGATGAAGAAATTCGTCAGCACGGCTGAGTGGCGCGACAACACGGACGGTCATCTCTACGCCGAAGGGGATGCTTTCCCCTTCGACGGCAGGGAGATCTCCGGAAAACGGCTGAACGAGCTCGAGAGCGGGCACAATCGGGCGGGATTGGTGCTGATCCGGGCGATTGAAGTTCAGGACGAGCCGGTGGAAGTCCGGAAGGAAGAAGCGCCGAAAAAGGCCGCTGAAGGCCGGAAAACGGCAGCGAAAAAACGCACGACCAAGAAATAACCGGAGGGAGATCACGATGCTCCAGGAGATTATGGAATACCTGCACAACTACTTCGTGCCGATCAGCGCGAAGGAGGTCACGTATACCATTTCCGGCGGCGCGATCTCCCCTTCTTTCGGAGCTGAGGACGGCGACCGGTTCCTGATCTGCGGAAGCAGGAGGAATGACGGCGTCTATACCTGGCACGACGGCGTGATCGGAAACGATGACGACGAAACGGTGCCGCCGGCTGTCCAAGGCGGACAGGAAACAATCAAAGCGGCGGGGCTCCGTGACGAAACGTTTGCCGGAACGATACGCGTGTGCAGTGTTCCTCCTGCACTTCTCACGCTGTCCGGAGAGATCAAAACATGGGTGGCATCCAACAGCGAAGTGCTGTCCAGCCCGATGGAGAGCGAGTCTTTCAACGGGTACAGCTACAAGCTGAAGACCGGCAACAGCGCAGGAGGAAACACACCGCTTTCATGGCGGGATATTTATGGAAAACAACTGGAGCGCTGGAGGAAACCATACATATGAGCCTGATGGACGAATACAGCATTGCCTGCGTTTTGCTGACCAAGACACGAACTGACGACCCGGTCGGCGGGTACGACGTCTCCTGGAAGGACGGCATCACATTTCAGGCAGCCTGGGAATACGAAAGCGCACCAGAGATAACCGTGGCTGAACAGCAAGGGATCAGCCGGACATACAGAATTTATGTCGACAAGACCCTGGACCTGGACTACCACGAAGTTTTCCGCAGGACCGATAACAACCAGACATATCGGGTTACCAACCCGGGAACGGACAGGAAAACGCCATCCTTCAGCAGCCTGAACAAGCGGCTGATTGAAGTAGAAAAATGGGACCTGCCAAACAGCGCTGAAGCAGAGGAGACAACCAATGTACAAGGCAGCTGAAGCATTAAAAACGTTTTTCTCCGGTTTTGACCTTCCGGCATACCAGATCGGATCGGTCCCGGACGAAACACCGCTACCATACATCGCATACTCTCAAAGCGCGCCGGAATGGAACCAGAAGGCCTCGATGTATGCCCAGGTTTGGGACAGAGGAAAATCCAACACCGCGATCATACGCAAGGCAGACCAGATCACTCAAGCCATCGGCGAGATGAAGGTCATCGAGTTCGAGGGCGGATACCTGGTCATCTGGCCGGAAACCCCGCTGATCCAGCTCATGGTAGACGGGGATTTCCGATCGGCATATATCAATTTATCGGTTAACGCTTATAACTTGCCGGGTGTTTAACCCGGAGGAAGGAGAAACAAACAATGAGCGCACCTGGATCTCTTTCTGCGCTGCGGGAAGCGACATTCGATAAGCTGCAGCTGAACTGCGGGATCTTCCTGAAGAATTTCACGTACGAAAGCCTGGCAGACGCGGCGGCGCTGCTTTCTGCAATTCAGACCGCGATCACGAACAACAGCGGAATCCTTGGTTGCACCCGCGGCGGAGGAACATTCAACGTCGGACGCGAGATGAGGAACCCGCAGATCGATGGCCTGCGTTACCGCTTCAAGGGCGGATCTTTTGTTGACAGCGCGGACCCGTACCTGAGCACAACGCTGGTCGAAACCACCCCGGAGAACTTCGCGATGGTCCTCGGTTCCAGCGTTACCACAAGCGGACACAAGAAGATTGTCAAGATGCCTACCGCCCTCAACAGCGGATCGTACCTGACGAATCTTTGCTGGGTGGGCGAGCTTTCCAACGGAGACCTGGTCCTGATCTGCCTGTATAACGCGCTGAATACCGCGGATATCAGCTTTACATTCCAGGACAAATCCGAGGGCGCCCTGGCGGTCGAGTTCCACGCTTGCCAGAGCGATGCGCAGGAATATGACTACGCACCGTTTGAGGTCGTCTTTTTTGAGACAACCGGTAGCATTGGCAGCCTGACGATTTCATCTGCAGCCGGCACAAATGTCGGCGGGACCAAGATCACCAAGGATTACACCTTAGGCGCTGGTGAGCATTTCATCTACAAAGTAGGAACAGCGCAGGTAGCGCCGAGCCTCGCATACCACGAGGAAGCGGACTACACCTGGACCGAATGGGATGGATCTTCCGACATCGCCGTCGGAGTAGATGCCAACGGGAAGAAGATCACCGTAGGAGTGGTGAACAACCAGAACCAGGCGATCAAGTCTGGATCGACCACGCTGGTCGTAAAGACCGCCTGATAATAACCCAAGACGGGGCGAGGGAGCATCCCCGCCCCGTGCTTTTTTGAGGAGGAAAAAAGCACTATGCGAAACGAACTGGCCGGGAAACTTGAACTGATCGGGGAAGTTTTCGAGATAGACGGGATGACCGAGCTCCTGGGAAAATTCGACGCGAAAATGAAACCGGTAAAATTTAGCGCCGTCGTGATCCAGATCGAAAGTCTGATCATTAAGGAAGCACCGAAAACGGCAGACAAGCTGGTCGCCATGAAACTCGGAATCACGGAAGAAGAAACAGAGAATCTCGACGATGCAGAATACACCAACGCCCTGAAGGACGCGATCATCGGGGACGTTTTGGGTTTTTTCGCATCATCTCCGCGTACGGATGGCCAGAAGTAACCTGGGCCATTTACGAATACAACCCGCTTTCATTGCGTGCGCTTTCCTTGCTTTTGGAGCATGACACCCTCGGGCAGCACGCCCGCTTTGAGAGATACGCGGCGGAGCTTTTATTTATACTGGCTGCCGGAGAGCACATAGACAAGGACAAAGCGGAGAGATTCGCTGAACAGGTAGACAGGGTTTATAAAAACCCGTTCGCAGCAGAGAAAAAAGAAATGAACGCGGAGGAGATCAAGCAGCACATCAGCGGACGGATAACCGCGCTGCTAAACGGAGGATAAGCCATGGATTTAATGGAGCTTGAAGCGAAAATAACCGTCGATGACTCTGACTTTAAAAAGGGAGTAGACGGAGCGGAGAAGGCCGGAGAGCAGCTGACAAAAAAGATGAGCGCGCTGACCGTCGCCGCCGGCGCGCTTATTGCGGACATGGTCAAGGCCGGATTCCAGGGAATCCAGAACATGATCGGAAACGCGGTCAATGGATTTGCGGACTACCAGCAGCTGATCGGCGGCGTTGAGACGCTTTTCAAAGGTTCAGCGGACAAGGTCGCAAAATACGCTGAAAACAGCTTCAAGACCACCGGGATGTCCGCAAACAAATACATGGAAACCGTGACGTCTTTTTCAGCTTCCCTTCTTCAGGGTTTACACGGAGACACGGAAGCAGCGGCGGACATTGCGAACATGGCCATCACGGACATGGCGGACAACGCCAACAAGATGGGCACGGACATCTCCAGCATTCAGGTCGCATACCAAGGATTCGCAAAACAGAACTACACGATGCTGGACAACTTGAAGCTCGGCTACGGCGGCACCAAGGAAGAGATGGTCCGCCTGATTAACGATTCAGGCATCCTGGACAAAAAAATAAAGAACCTGGACGGGATCACATTTGACCAATTGATTCTGGCCATTCACGCGATCCAGACGGAGATGGGCATAACCGGGACCACGGCAAAGGAAGCAGCAGAAACCATCAGCGGAAGCAAGGCCAGTCTCTCAGCCGCCTGGGAAGATTTGCTGGCCGCGGTCGGTGGACAGGGCGATGAAGAAAACCAGACAGCCATGGACAAGGCTATGGAAAACTTCAAGACGTCTTTTTCCACTTATATGGAGAATTTCATCCCGACGCTTGTGACGACGGTCACGAACAGCGGAGGACTGGTGACCGCCATCGCGAACGCCATCGCGGAGATCCCGAAGGACGCCATGGCAAAGGTCGCGGAGGGCGGTCTGGAATCCGGGACTGAAATGATTGGAGGAGTTAGCAAGGTCTTAAACTGGCTGATTGATTCGCTTACAAACGTCTTTAAAAGCGCATCCGCGGACCCGTCCAAGATAACGGAATTCGGAAAGGCAATCGGCAGCTTTATCGGGGAGACATTATCGAATATCGTTACAAGCATTCCTGATGTTTTACAGGGGATCGTTGATATAGGCGTCGCGCTGGCCGGAGGACTTGCGGAGGGACTATTTAAAGGACTCTTTGGAGAGGGCGCCGAGGTAGACAAAATCACAGAGCAACTGAGCAAGGACATAACCGAGGTCGACGTGAACAGCGCAAAAGCATCTGCCCTGGTAAAATATATTCAGAATTTGACAGATAAATACGGAGCCGGAGTAACACAGGTCGAAGCCTTCAAAATGGCCAGGATTGAGCTCGAGGAAACGCTGCCCGGAGCTGGTGAGATTTTCACAGAATATGGAGACGATGTACAAGGCGCGATTGACAAGCTGAACGATTTCATCGAAGCCATGCGGAAGACTTCCATCCAGGCAGGCATGACCAAAGCGCTGGAAGCACAGTACGAACTGCTGGGTGAACAGAAGACCACCAAAGCACAGGCGGAATATGCCGCCGAAATGTACCAGGCGGAATACGAGGGCGTAAAGAAAAGCATTGAAGACTCCCTGAAAGCATATGCGGTCCAGGCGGCTAAACTTTATGGGGACAACGACATGGTCCGGGATGAAGTGAAAGCAGAATGGGCCAGGAACGCACAGGGGAAAATCTCCATCAATGGGCAAGAATACGGATTCGGAGAGGTCGAGGTCGACGATTTGATGGAAGCCATCCGAGGACTTGCTACCTTCGTGGATGATGGCGAGAACAGCATCTGGAACAACAGCTACACGGACAACATTTATAGCCCTGAGGAGCTGGAATCATTCACGGCAAGCACGGTGGAGCTTTTGAACGGAGTCGCCGACGCACAGGCAGCAGCGGAAGAAGCGCAAAAACAGATCGCCGCGACAGAACAGCAGATCGCGATCACGGAAGCCGCTGTCAACAAGACTATGGCTGAATCCTTCGGGAAAGCATCCGGAAGCGTTACAACAGGCGGAACCGAGATCGAGCAGGCCATGCTGAAGGTCGCCGCGCGGATTTCCAATATTACATTCAGGACCGGCGGCGGCAGCGGATCGGCATCTTATATGCCGAAAGCGACAGGCATCGATTACGTCCCGTTTGATGGATTCAAGGCAGAGCTCCACCGCGGAGAAGCTGTCATCACAAAATCGGACAACGCAAGGCGGATGGACGGCGGAGCTTCGGCGACCGAGGTAGCCACAATGCTCGAGGACGCGATGATCAGCGCCATGGCAAGGGTCAACGTTTTGATGAGCGGAGAAAAGGTTGGAGACCTGACCACGCGGCGCGTGGAGAGGAACCTCAACGCCAGCAACGTATCACGAATCCGCTCAATGGGGGGCTAAAAAATGAGCTACATAATTTTCAGAGGAGCAAGCACGGCAAACCTTCCGGGCGTTGAAGTTTCCGAAATGCCAAGCCACGGAAAAGCATCCATGCGGACCACGCAATACTACATCAAAGGACGGGACGGAGCGCTGCACGTCGACGACGGATACGCGAACTTCGACACCAAGGCGGTCCTTGTTTTGATAGACGCGACAGCAGCAACACGGCAGCTCGTGAACGCCTGGGCAGACGGAACCGGCAAGCTGATCACATCGGACGACCTGACTAAGGCCTTTCTTGCCAGCGTAAAGCAGGAAATCAAATGGACAAGAATCCGCGGCAACAGCGGTTACTATGACACGGCAAAAATTACATTCAACTGCCAGCCATATATGGTCGAAGCCGTCGACACGGTGCTCGTCCTGACGGAGACCGGCACGATCGCAAGCCAGGGGAACATGACCGCATACCCGCTGATCAAGGTCGAGGGCAGCGGAGACGTAACGTTCACATTTAACGGAGAGAACATCGCGATAAACGACATGGCCGCAAACGTTCCGGTCTATATCGATTGCGAGACCGGGTACATTTACACAGAGACCGGAAGCGCAAAAACGATGACCGGCGAGATCCCGACACTTTCGATCGGAACAAACACCGTCACCTTCGGGAACAACCTGACAAAACTGACGGTCACCCCGCGCTGGAGGTGGATCTGATGGCGGAAAAGCATGGCGTTTTTATTTACGCGGAGGACTGCGACGATTTCTCCACCACCGGACTGGTCGGCGATTTGAAACCGCTGATGGGAACGTTCACGGAGGAGAAAAACGGAACCAGCGAGATCAAGATCCGGATACCATACGACGAGCTCGAAAGATGGAAAGCAGCCAAGGTAGGCAGGATAATCCGCTGCGAGGTTCCGGTCCGGATTCCGCCTGTTATTGAGAACGACGAATACGCGAACACAACGGAAGCAATCCAACCCGTATGATCCCGGGACAGAGGTGAGAAAATGGCCGTTAAAGTTTTCAATAGAGTAAGCGCCGAGAAGATGGCCACGGTTGGAGAGGTCGAAGAGCAATACAGCTGGATCGCCCGCATTCGGGACGACGTGGTCCAAATGGCCCAGAGAGAATTTATACCGATCCTCTGCCAGATGGCCGGAGTGAATGAAATCCCGGCAGCCGGAAACAAAAAGAAGAAGACATATCAGGGATACATCAGCAAAGAGGACTACGACGCGCTGAATCTTTCGACGGTCAGCATCCCGGCGAATTTTGCAGGCCTGGAAGCAATTATGGTCCCGACCCGCCTGCAGGATCAGCTTTTCAGGATCGTGGAGGTCACGGAAGACGAGGACGGAGTGACGATCACCGCCCGGCACGTTTGGTACGACAACCTGAAGAATTACACGCTCTGGAAAGGAACAGAAGACACCAAATACACCGGAGCGGCAGCCTGCAGGAACGTTCTCGTAAACGCGATTTCAGAATGCCCGAGCAACGTCGCCAGCGATTGCACAGATCAAATTATCGGCAAAGAACTGGACTACCAGCGGAAGAACCTCGTCGAAGCATTCCTGGACCCGGAATCCGGCATTTGTGCAAAGTTTGGCCTGAGCCTGATCCGGAACAATTGGGATTTTTACTGTTTAAAAGAGGTCGGCTACGACCGCGGATTTATAGTTGAAAACGGGAAGAACCTCCTGGGCGTCGAGCGGACGGAATCGATAGAGGAGGTCGCCACCCGGGTGGTCCCGTACGGGAAAAGCAAAAAAGGCGACATTATCTGGCTGGACAACGACGGCAAGAAATACATCGATAGTCAATACATCGAAGAATACGCATGCCCCATGGTGGAGCTTTACGACACAGGCATCCAGATTGGAGAAGACGACACCACCGCAGACAACATCAACGACAAGCTGCTGGCCGCCGGACAAAAGCGTTTTACAGAGGACCACATCGATCTTCCGACGGTCAATATGCATATTGAATTTTTGTCCCTGGGCGACACGGAGGAATACGCGCAATACCGGGACCTGGATAAGGTTTATCTTTATGACATTTTGACCATCCACGACACGATCCGCGGATATTCATACTCGGCACAGGTCGTGGGCGTCGAGCACGACCTCCTGACGGGGACGCTGAACAGCGTAACCATCGGCAAACTGGAAAACTGGAACGGCACACGAAAGATAGCCACCTGGCAGGTTCCGGAAGTCAGCGGAGAAAACATCCGCCTGAAGACCATCCTGGCCGGATCATTCGCGGAGGGCGCTATTCAGTCTGAGGACATCGGGGAGAGTGTCATCCAATACGCCCACTTCGCAGCAGCCACGATAGATGCCCTGACCGCGGACTCGATCACCGCGGTCACCGCGCGCATCCATGAGATTATCGCCGGCAGTATTACCGCGGAGGACATCGCAGCCGGATCGATCTCGACGATTTGCCTGGCCGCCGGAGCTGTTACCACGGACAAGCTGGAAGCTGGCGCGGTTTCAGCAGACAAGATCGCAGCGAACGCGGTGACCACCGCAAAGCTGGAAGCCGGCGCTGTCATCGCGGAGAAAATCGCATCCGGAGCCATCACGACAGACAAGCTCGATGCGGGCGCTGTGACCGCCGCAAAAATCGCGGCCGGAGCAATCAACGCCCAAAAGATAGATACCAGCGACCTGACCGCGATCAATGCGACCCTGGGGACCGCCAACATTGCGAGAGCGGAGATCGCCGTGGCCGACATTGACTACGCGCATGTAAAGGAACTTTCATCCAGCAGCGCCTACGTCGGACAAGCAGTCATCCAGGAGGGCGTGGCCAACAAACTCTTTATCCCGAGACTTTCCGTCGCATACGCGCAGATCGTAAGCGCGACGATCGGCGACCTGGTGATCCAGGCGACCGACGACAAATACTACAAACTGGACGTCGACCTGAGCGGAAACGTCACCGCGACGGAGGTCACCCCGACAGCCGCGGAAATTGAAGCAGGCCATACACAGGACGGGCGGACCATTTACACCGAGACGGACATCGTGGCTGAGGATTTAAACACGACAAACATCTACGCGAGCCACGCGCTGATGGACGAAATCACAGCCAACATCATAAACGTTGACAAACTTTTTGCCCGGGAAGCCACCATCACCCACATCAACGCCATGGATCTGAGCAGCAACACTTATATCCAGAGCGTGGTCGGTAACTGGACAAGCCAAAGCACAATAACACAGACGATCAATGGCATAAACAGCCGGATCACGTCCCTGGGTTACGGGACAGTTTTCTACAGCGAGACGGAACCAGCAGCCGCGGGCGTCGTGGCCGGAGACGTCTGGATTCAGCCAATCAGCGATAACACCTGGGACGACATCGCGGAATACACCTGGGACGAATTGAGCGGGATGACCTGGGAACAGGTCGCCGGACAATATCGGATGTACGTCTGGACCGGCACGGAATGGAAAATCCTTTTTGATAATTTGATCGTTTCCGAGCTTCAGACACAGATCAACCAGACCGCATACGCGGTCACGCTGAAAGCGGATCAAAGCGCGGTCGACATTTTGAGCGGCGAGGTTTCGGAATTCAGCGCGACCCTGGAGGTCCAGGCACAGGCGATCACCGCGGCCGTTTCCAGCGTGAACGCGAAGACCGCCAACTACACCCAGCTGACGGACCCGAGCCTGGACAGCCAGATCTCGCTCTCCCCCGGAGACACCTGGACCAAGGCAGCCGGAGACGGGACATGGGACAGCCTGGCGGAATACGACTGGGACGATCTGGCCGATTTGACCTGGGATGAGCTCGCCGGCGCGAGCGTATACACATGGACCGGCACCGGATGGATTCAGACAACGGACTACGGCGCGACGATTCAGAACCGGACGCTGCTCGAACAGACGGACCGTAAATTCACCATGATCGCGGAGGAACAGGCGGTCACCGATGACAAGATCGAAAAGAACACCGCGGAAATCACCATCCAGGCAGACCGGATCACACAAGAGGTCCAGCGGGCCACACTTGCTGAAAACGGGAAGATCGCAAAGACCACCGCCTACCAGACAGCGGACTCGATCGTCACGGAAGCGGTGCGGCAATCCGGAGTAAACGCGGACGCGAACTACATCTACAAAACCAGCAGCTACCAGACAGCGGACAGCATCGTCACGGAAGCCGTCCGGCAATCCGGAGTAAACGCTGCAAACGGATTCCTGGCAAAGACGACCACATACCAAACAGCGGATAGCATCGTCACGGAAGCCGTCCGGCAAGCGGCCGCGAACGCGAGCAACGCATACATTGCAAAAACGCTGACCTACCAGACCGCAGAAAGCATCGTCACGGAAGCGGTGCGGCAATCCACCGCCAGCGCAACAAACGCCTTTATAGCAAAAACAAGCACCTACCAGACAGCGGACTCGATCGTCACGGAAGCCGTCCGACAGGCAAACGCCAGCGCATCCGGAGCTTACATTGCAAAGACCACCGTATACCAGACCGCGGACGCCATTGTCGCGACAGCGGAGACATACACGGACAATCATTCATATGCAAAGCAGAGCGGGATCTCGATCACATCCAGCGGCGTGGATGTTACCGGCAGCAAGCACATAAACCTGGATGTCGATTCAAACAACTTTGTCCACATTTCAGACGCGGGCATCGCGATGAAGGGCAGCCGCCTGACCGTGAACGGAGACGCGATGTGGGCGCGGGACGACATCATCGTGATGAACCCGAACGCCACGGACAGCTGGCGGAGGACCGAGGCGGGCATCGTTTCCCACATGAGCGGAGCGCACGACTGGGTCATGATTAAGCCGTACTACGATGCGAGCATTAAATACAACCTCGACTCTGGGTATTTGAACCTCGGCAGGACCACCGGGCGCTACGCTACCATGATGCAGGAGAGCGGCGGCGCGCTGTCTTTCGGGAACAGCGCGAACTGGTACGATTATCGGATCACGGGCCACATTAAAAACAACACCGGTACTTTCCAGCGTTTCCAGACGACCGTCTACCTGAGCAACACAAAGATCACAAGCCGGTCGGAAGCACAGGCAGCGGCGGTGAAAGTAACGATCGCCGTGGACGTCAGCATCACGCAATCCGGAGACCCCACCTACGACTTCCACACCCAGTCATCCGGAGCGAACGCGATCAACCTCTGCCAGGAAGGAGCAACGGTTTATATTTACGTTGACCTCGATTCATCGATTGACCTGGATATGTATTTACAGCTGGTTTGCTCCTGCGACGCGACCACATCCAAGGTCCCTTGCACCGTTTACTATTATCCGTAAGGAGGAGGACATACACACATGAAACAGAAGCAGGCACTCAAGGCATACGTTACCCTGATCGGCATGGGCGGAAAGACAACCGGCAAGACGGCGCTCGCGCTTTTCAGACTGAAGGGACGCCTGAAAGAGCTGGTGGATTTCCAGGCGGAGGAGGAAATCAAGCTGGCCGAAAAATACGGCGGGAAGATCCTGGACAACGGGACCATCAAGTTTGAAGACGACGACCAGCGGCAAGGATTCCTGGACGAAAAAACCGCGCTCGGCGAAATGGACATCGATCCGGAGATCGAACCAGCACGGGTCAAAATTGACACCATACCAGAGATAACCTTGAGCGAGATAGAAGCGCTCGACGGTTTCGTAATTTTTGAATGAGAGGTGAAAACAAATGGCCAACACAAGCACAATCGATCTCGCAAAACCGACAGGAACAGACAAGGCCCTTATTTCCGTGATCAACAGCAACAGCGACAAGATCGACGAGGAAGCTGGAAAAGCGCGCGGGAATTTTGCCGGGACTTACAGCACGTCTTCCGCTTACGCCGTCGGAGCCTACTGTATTTATCAGGGGAACCTTTACCGCTGCACCACCGCGATCGGAAGCGGCGGAGAAGCATGGACCGCCGGACATTGGACCCAGGTCGCGGTCGGGGATGAGATAACCGCACTAAATGACCATATTACAACAACCGTTTCTAATTGCACATCACTTGATGTCTTAAAAACTGCTTTGCTTGCAAGGTTTAATAGTTTGTCCGATGGCGATATGGCAAGCGTTGCGTTTTATACAAATTTTACAACAACCGGAATCCCTGCTAACAAGACATTTAGCGGAGTGCTAACCAGATATAGCAGTACTGCTTTTGCTGTTCAAGTTGTATCTGGTGGATGTGTTATTTTCAATGTTGGATATTCAAATGGTACATGGACATTTAAAACAGTTGATGCAATAAAAACAGCATCGGCAGATAACACATCATTTAGCAGTAGAACTGCAAATATAAATGTATCCACGAAAGCAGGAGAAAATATCAAAAGAGTTCTAGGTGTTTATGCTATGGGTCAAGAATATGGTTTTGTGTGGTGGGTTACAGATGCAGCAGAAACATCTTATACAATAAAAGTTTATTGCGTAAATAATTCGAATATTTCTTCTGCTAATCTTCGTATTTGTTATAACCCACAATAGTATAAATATCACAAAACGGTCATTTACTGATACAACTCCTTTCCGGAACACAATGGTTTTTGGTCAAATTGTATGGATTAAAGGGAAGTAAGCATGAACAAGTGCCAAGACTGCCCGTATGATTGCGGTGGATATGCCGATTGCGGAATAAACTGCGAGAAGCTCGTAATTGACCCAGAAACGGGTTCGCCTGTCTGCACAGTAAAAGGCGAATTTGTAATCATTGAAGAAGAATGAGAATATCCCAAAACGGTCAGATTGTTACAAAGCAGACCACCAGGAAGAAGAACACAACCGAGGAGACAGCCATGATTTTATATTTTATAGCCGGCGCGATTTTGGCCATTTTCATCATTGACTGGCTGATCGTTCTTGGACCAAACCCAAAAAAATGGAAGGGAGGGAAAAAGAAAAGATGAACAGCGAACAACAGGTCAAGGATTTAATCACGACCCTGAAAACACAGGGCGTCCCGCTTTCACAGGTAGCCTGGCAAGCCGCCTGCGCCTGCGTCGGCTGGCCGTACGTTTACGGAGCCACCGGCGAGGAATGCAGACCGGCAAAGCGAGCACAATACGCGAACAAATTCTACTTGAAGGACCACAAGACCATCGTCACCAAATGCAAGGCGCTGACCTGGGACACCGAAACACAGACAGCCAAGATCACCGGCAGCTGCAACGGATGCCAATGGAACCTCCCGGTCTTGATGTTTGATTGCCGCGGCTTTACCAGGAAGCTCCTCCAGATGGTCTACGGATGGACGCTCATGGGCGCGACGGTGGGCAGCCAATGGAGCGACGAAAACAACTGGAAAGACAAAGGCACGATAGACACCATTCCGAAAGACACCCTGGTCTGCCTTTTCGTTTACAAGAGCAACAAATGGCAGCATACAGGATTTGGATACAACGACCAGACCGTCGAAGCATCCAGCGGAGTCGAATACAGCATCGTCCGGAAAGCAAAATGGACGCATTGGGCGGTGCCGAAATGCGAGGAGAACTACCAGCCTGAACCGATCCCGGAAGGATACGCGATCGTTACCGGAATCCGGGTCGCTTTGCGGAAGGACGCCTCCACCAAAGCGGACATCATCACCCGGGTCGAAAAAGGATCGCGGGTAAAGCTCGAGACCGCCCCGAAGGACTGGGACTATGTTTCATTCAGCGGAAAGACAGGATGGATGATGCGGGCATACCTTCGGGAGGAAGGCGACTACGCCATCGTAACCGGCAGGCGGGTCGCCATGCGACAGGACCCATGCACCAAGGCAAAGGTCATCATGCGGATCAACACCGGCAGCAAGGTCAACCTGGAACCAGAACCACCGAGCGAATGGGACTATGTTTCATACGACGGAAAGACCGGATGGATGATGAGCAAATACATCGAGAAAGGATGACCACCATGGATCAGCTGACACTTTCACAAATAAAGGACTTCGTTATAGTAGCAGTTGCCATCCTTGCCTTTCTCGTTTTGCTTGGCAACGCATACAAAACGATCAGGGAATGGAGACAACCAGGAATGACCGAAGCAGAATGGAGACGGAGCGTGGACGACAAGCTGGGAAAAGACAACAAGCGGATAGAAGCGCTGGAGGAAGGAAACAAAGTGATCTGCCGGGCATTAATGGCGCTTTTGAGCCACGAAATAAACGGCAATTCAAACGACAAGCTGACCAAAGCGCTGGCGGACCTTAACGACTATTTGATCGAGAGATGAAAGGAGAAGCAGCATGGAAAACAAAATCGATTGGAAGAGAAAACTGACAAGCCGGAAGCTGTGGGCAGCCATTTGCGCCCTGGCCACGAACCTGATAATCGCCTTCGGAGGGAATCAGGAAACCGCCGTCCAGGTGACCGCCATCATCATGGCCGGCGCGACCGTGATCGCCTATATCATCGGCGAGGGACTGGTCGACGCGGCAAGCGCCGGAATGATGGACATCGAGGTCCCGGCATACGAAGACAAACCGCCTGAAGAAGACGGCGACGGTTAACCCAGGCAGCTGAGAAGGAGGATCAGAAGCATGGAAGACAACTGTAAGAATTGCAGCGGCAAAGAAAAAGCAACCGCCTGCGTCCCTTTCTTTTTACACGAGAACGCGATGATGCATTATAACCGAGCAAACCACCGGATGCTGATCGCCCTGATCGTTTCCGTTTCGGTTTTGACCATCGGGATGTTTTCCCTTGGATATATGTTTTTGACTTCGTACAACGAACGGGAAAAAGGATGGCAGGACATCGCCCAGCGGTGGATCACGGAGGTGGAGGAAGGTGGAGTACACCAACAGCCAGATCCGTGAGATTATCGCAGAACACATCCACAGCGAAAGAGACAGGAAGATCCTGGAGCGCCGCCTGATTGACGGGATCACATTCGAGAAGCTCGCGGAGGAATTCGACCTCTCCGTCCGACGGACAAAAACGATCGTCTACAAAGGACAGGCGCGGATTTTCAGGCACATCCCCTGACGATGGGATGTGCCTTTTTTTATAAAATTGTTCCTTTTAACGTATTGACATTACCATTCTAAAATTGTATTATAATAAGCGAGACGGGACAAGATCCCGAGAAGGAGGGCAAACACCATGGAATACGAGAAAATGATCAACGACATGCTTCATCATCTGGTCGAGAGGTTCAATTCTTACGGGCAGCTGGTTGCTATCAACCGGCACAACAACCACGATGAGGGAATCCTTGAGTGGAACCGGGGAAACCGGTGCGCGTATGAGGAGGAAGCGATCGACCTGGCCAGGAAACTTGGACGGAAAGTTGATTATGAGATGAAAGAGGAGAAGATCATGAAAGACACACCAAATGAGTACACCGTCGAATACCGGATTATGAAAATCAGCTACTGACTTCGGCAGACGGGCGGCGGGGCTGACGCCGCTCGTAGCCGGTGCCAGGCATCGGAGAAAGTGAGGGCAAACACCATGACGATGAGAGAGCGGCTGAAGATCCACCGGGAGATGGAGGAAAAGAACCGGCAGCGGATCGCGGATCACATCGCGCGGCAGAAGAAAGGCGCGTGATCAACAAGCCGGGGGCTTCCGCTCCAGGCCTTTTCCCTTGTTAGAATTGTATTGTTGTGATAAGATTGGAGGCGATGACATGGATGGAATACAGATTTCGTTTTTTGATGCGGAGATCTCAGACGAGGAGAAACGGCTGCGGGAGATCCTGAAACGCGGGAGCGGGTATGAGGGCGGCTGCCTGAGGATCTATGCTGCAGAGCGGCTTCTGGACGCGGACCGGTTTGTGATGTTCCTGGCGGACGAGTTCAACGTTGGCGGGCATTCTGTTACCCTGGAAGGGTTCAGAGGGTTCTGCGACTACAACGGGCGCGGGATGATCGTCCGGGAATGGAAATCAAACCGGGAATGGAAGTATAACTGGAAACGGATCGCCAGGATATACATGGACATGATCAGCATGGGCGAATTTCCGGAGTACAATGTGATCAGCCTGTATGAGAGTGCCCGGAAGGCCGGAAAAGGCGCGCCGGCACCCAGGATGCATTACTGGGGAGGTGATGACCGATGAGGCTGTGGCATAAGGATCTGATCCCCTATCTTCCCCGGCAGCAGCTGCTGGGCCAGTGGCGGGAGTGCTGTCTGATCGCGAAGCAGATCGATGAGAAGGGCTCGCCGAACCATGTGCTTGTGAATAAGGTTACGGAGTATCCGAGGGATCATTTTAATACTTACTGTTATTTTGTTTGGGATGAGATGATCCGCAGAGGATACCGGCCGTCTTTGTCAGCAATGAAAAAGGTATGGCACAATATGTTCCACTATGTGCCATGTATTTTCTCCGGATGGCACAATGACCGTTATCTCCGGCAGTGCCTGGCGAACCTGCAGGAAAAAGCGGATTGCGGAGCGATTCCTGCGGGGGAATGGAAGTGGATCACGGACAGGTGGCCGGAATGGAGGTGAAAACAATGCCGGATATTGAGAAGATAAAAAAGGGTTTAGAGGCATGCGGAAGCGATAACTGGAATCTTGATAAAGGATGTGATACGTGCCCTTATTATGACTTTTCACCGCATCATGATTATGATTTCGATTTTGGCTGCATAAAGGTGCTCGCTCTGGATACGCTTGAACTGCTGAAAGAGCTACAGGAAGAAATTGAGAATCTGAATCAGACGGCACAGAGCATGATGGAAGGTGTATGTCTGCTGAAAGAGCAGGATGCGGTAAAAATCAAAGTAAATAAGATTACCGATAGTGGAAGATGTGGACGATGCCCAAACTGCCTTATCGAATTGAATGAAACGGATTATCCGAATTATTGCGGACGTTGCGGTCAGAAGGTGAAATGGGATGGCTGATAAAGAGAGGATATTAGCGCTAATTGACGAGATGATTAAGGAAGCACAAGAAGAGCCGCAGTGGAAAGCTGAATCAGCACTGAAATGCCTTAAAAAAGAACTGCTGAAAGAGCAGGAAGCAGAAGACGAGCCAACGTTTGACGATTGGACAAAAGGGGAAGGTCGGTGAAGTGGGAATGATTCACGTAATCGCTGCCTGGGCTATTCTTGGCGGGCTATTTGGAGGAATTGTTCAGATCATATTTGCTATGCAGGACATAGATGAGTTGTCATATGATACAGCCTTTTGGTTTGCAGCACATTTTTATGAAACCTACAGTGATCAAATCAATCGTGTTGGTATAATTGTGGCCATTGTTTTTATCTCTGTTTTGATTTTGCCTGGCTCTTTATTGATTATAGCATTGGTAACATTAAGCAAATTATTTTCAGCATTTTGGAAAGCATTTAAGTTTGTTTTCAGGAAAAGAAGAGGTGATAGTGATGATAAATATGGATGCAATCATTAAAACGGTATGCACCGGATGCAGGAAATCCTCTGAATGCAGGGAAAAAGGACGCGTTCCGAATTATGAGATTGATAATTATACTGTTATTTCGCCGAACGAAAACAAAGAGGATGTAGTTCAGATTGTACGCGCAGCATGGTGTTATGATAAGGAGGAATAATGATGGACCTGAACAAAGGCAACAATGACGATTTAACTAAACTTTATTTTAAATAATGAGCGACAATTAAAATAACGGATTCTATATTTTAATTACAATGCGATTTCCAAATTAAGGATAGTTAAAGTCAACAATGACGATTTAAGTGAGGAGAATCAACATGATTCAGCAAAAGATATTCTGCGATCGTTGCAATAAAACCATCTTTAACTCCGAAACAGAAAAAGACAAGGGGACGAGTATTGTTGATGCTCTTTTTGGAGTAAGCACGGAAGAGCTTGGATATGTTGAGGTTAACATAATCCGAGCCGATGGAGCATGTACGCAAAAACTACATTTTTGCGGAGATTGCTATGACATTGCAGTAAAGGCATGGAACAGTTAAAGGCAACAATAACACAGGAGGAAAGAGGGTGATGAAAATGGACCTGAACAATATGATCCCGATTGCGGAATATGCCGCAAATATCGGAAAGGCCACGATCACAGTGGCGGACAAGTGCCGGCGCGGATCGCTTCCGGGTGCCCGGAAAATCGGGAGGGACTGGTTTGTACCAGCTGACGCCGAGTATCCGGATTACCGGGTTAAAAACGGCAGTTATATCGGAGCGAGAAAAAAAGAACCACGATGAACCACGATGAACCAAGTTGAACCATGGACCGCTGCGGCGGTCTTTTTTTTGTCCAAAAGTGCACGAAACTCGCACGAAACTCGCACGGACAGATCATCGAAAAGCGGCCTGGAATGGGCGAGAATATGGGCAAAGGAGGGATGATTATGAATCAACTGATCGCCCGGCTGATTGACTGCGGAATGACCAGGGAGGTGGCGCTGTGCATGATGCGCCAGTACAAAGGCAGGCCGCGGGATTTTGAGCTTTATGTGGAGAGCGTGGAGGAGTCGAGCCGTGAACAGATGGAGGAACTATAATCCCAATCCGACCGGGCGCGCGGTGGGCGATTGCGCGGTTCGCGCGGTTGCTGCGGCCCTGGGCACGGATTGGGAGACGGCGTATGCGCTGATCGCGAACAACGGTTTTCTCATGGGTGACATGCCGAGCAGCAATACAGTGTGGGGTGCGGTGCTGAGACAGAACGGATTCACAAGGCACACGCTGCCGAACACCTGCCCGGACTGCTACACAATGGAGCGATTCGCGGAGGAACACCCGAGAGGAGTTTATGTGGTCGGAACGGGGAACCATGTGGTCGCGGTGATCGATGGACAGATCCTGGACGCGTGGGACTCGTCGAATGAGATGCCGGTCTATTACTGGCAGAAGGAGGAGTAAATGGCTTATTACAATGCGTTTCCTGTTACTTATCAACCAGTTTATCCGCAGTACCAGCCACAACAGGCACAGCAGCCGTATCAGGCTCCGCAGCCGCAGCAGCCGCCGCAGCCGCAGGGCGGAGGGGTGAGTATTGTCCAGATCCAGGGCGAGACGGCGGCAAAGAGCTACCTGGTCGCGCCTAACAGCACGGTGCAGCTGTGGGATACGGATGCCGGAGTGATCTACATCAAAAGCGCTGACGCTTCCGGGATGCCTTCCATGAAGGTCCTGGACTTCACGGTCCGCGGGGAAGCGCCGGCCCAGCCGGCAGCCAAGGTGCAGTACGCGACAAAAGACGACCTGAACACGCTGGCCCGGGATCTCCGGGACGAGTTTGGCGAAAGACGGCGGAGAGTAAAGGAGGACGATGACGATGAATAACCCGATCAACAGTATGTTCAGCCAGAACCCGATGGGAAACCTGATGCAGCGGTTCCAGCAGTTTCAGCAGACCTTCCGCGGGGATGCCAACCAGCAGATTCAGCAGATGATGAGCACCGGAAGGGTGAACCAGCAGCAGTACAACCAGGCCGTGCAGATGGCCCAGCAGTTCCGCCGGATGCTCGGCGGCAAATGACCGTCAAATAACAGTCAAGAAGGAGAAACCCTTATGAAAGAACAGATTGAGGAAAAGATCGAGGAGATTATCCGGGTCATTATCAACAAACCGGCAAACAGGATCACGCTGGATGACTACACAATCCTGTCATCAGAACTGCGTGATATCCGATTTCGCGAATCCCAGGCCGAAAGCGGAAAACGAATGGCGGATCTCATGGCATCTGCTTTTCCTGCTGTTGGTGGTTTTGGGAGCGTGAAATGATGCGTTGTCCAACGCAGACGTGCGTTGGAAACACATTAAAACACATTAAAACACATTAAACATGATTCTTTTCGGTGAGTGCGCATTAGCCGATGAAGGATAAATAAAATCGAAAGGAATCAAAAGAAATGGCTCTTACTGATGAAAATGGCGGGGGCATTCCCGCAACGATGCTTGTCGGCCCGACCGGGTACGGCAACAATGGCGGTATGGGTGGCCTTTTCGGAGGCGATCTGTCTATCCTGGTCCTGTTCTTCCTGTTCATGATGATGGGCGGATGGGGCGGCATGGGTGGCGGCTTCGGCATGGATGGCCTATATCCCTGGATGAACAACTCCCAGAATATCAACAACGGTTTCCGCGATCAGATGCTGAATGAGAACATCGGCGGCATCCGTGACGGAATCGTCGGTATCGGCACCCAGCTGTGCAACGGCTTCAACGGGCTTTCCCAGCAGCTGTACAGCAACGAAATCGCCGGCCTTGAGCGGAGCTTTGCCGCGCAGACCGCGAACACTGCCGGACTGACTGCTTTGCAGGCGCAGATGGCTCAGTGCTGCTGCGACAACCGGCAGGCAACCTCTGACCTGCGGTACACCGTAGGCACAGAAGCGTGCGCAACCAGAACCGCGAACGCGGAGAATACAAATGCCCTGCTGGCTGCTTTTAACGGCGGCATTCAGAGCATCAAGGATCAGCTCTGCCAGGACAAGATCGACGCGAAGAACGACACGATTGCCCAGCTGCGCAGCGAGCTGCTGTATGCACGCGGACAGGCGTCTCAGGATGTGCAGACTGCTGCCATTCAGGCCGGCCAGCGCACCCTTGCCAACGAAGTCGAGCAGTATGTCGCGCCCAGGGCGGTGCCTGCCTATATTGTGCAGAATCCAAACTGCTGCGGCACCTACGGCATGAGCTGCGGAGCATAAGAGGTGATATCGATGGCAGAATATGCGTATAACCCGATTCAGCTTGTTGAACCGAATCAGAATGTTCTGATGGACACAGTAATCCCCTGCAACAAGGGATATGTGTTTCACCGTGACGGTTCCGGGATTGTTATTCTCCGCGGTATTGTCAACTGCCCGCAGGCGTGCTTTGCCCGTTATCAGGTGACCTTCAACGGCAACATTGCGCTGCCTGAGGGCGCGGACGTCGGCCCGATCAGCGTCGCCCTGGCGATCGACGGCGAGCCGATCCAGACCAGCCGCGCGATCTATACGCCGGCGGCTGTGGACGAGTATGGCAATGTTACCAGCACGGCGATCATTACAGTGCCGAAGGGCTGCTGCTTCACGGTGACGGTTGAAAACACATCCGCTCCGGCGGCTGCCGGCGGCGTTGCTCCTGAGATCAATGTGCAGAACGCAAACCTGGTCGTTTCCAGGATAGCCTGACGGGAAGGAGGAAAAGGCATGGACATTATGAAAGATCTTGAAACCCTGTGCGACATTATTTCCGAGAAAATTTCCGAGAAAACCCGGAAGCTCAAAAACGGCGGAATGAATGATGGAGATCTTGAAACGCTGGACAAGCTGACGCACACCCTGGCCTCCGTAAAAAAGATCATGGCGTTTATGGAGGATGAGGGATACAGCGGAAACTATCCGATGAACTATATGGACGGCGGATCGTACCGCAATTCATACCGCAACTCTTACGCCCGCGGACGCAGCGCCAAGCGTGACAGCATGGGCCGCTATTCCGGCGAGCGCGGATATTCCCGTTCGGATCTTGCTGACAAAATGCACGATCTGATGGCGGAAGCTCCCGATGATCGGACCCGCCAGGAAATCATGCGCATGATCGAAAAACTCGAAAACGCGTGAGGTGATGGCCCGTGATCACTGAGCAGGATCTGCAGGAGGCAATTGCCGAGTGCCAGGGCCAGAGGAACCCTAACGCAAGCACATGCATCAAATTGGCCGCATTTTACACCATTCGCAGGGAGCTGTTCGGGGAAGGAAAGGATGTCGGGCCGCTCCCCGGTTATTCCTACGCCATGCAAACAGAGTCGGAACCGATTATTATGAATGACAGCGACAGCGCGTTTGCACGGGCGATCGATGGACGGCCTCAGCGTGAAATCTGGCCGTTGATGGATGAGATGATGGACACTATACACGCGATCCATCCGCGGCTTTATACTGCCGTTATGGATAGGCTCCGGTAAACCCGGGGCCTATTATTATGTTAAAAATCAGCATTTTTTTCATCTTTCAAACCTATTTTTCTCTGAAAGTGGAAAAATAATGTTTATTTTTCTTTTTTTGACCATTTACAATACAATTCTAAAATGGTATTATAATGGTGCAAACAACGAAGGAGGGCAAACACGATGACAAAGTTCGAGATTGGAAAGAAATACTACATGCGGAGCGCATGCGATCATGAGTGCATCTGGAAGTTCACGGTGATCGCCAGGACAGCGAAGATGATCACCCTGATGGATGAGCATGGTAAGGAACGGAAGTGCAAGGTCAGCAACATGGGTACCATTTCCGAGGCGGTTTTCCCGCTTGGAAGATATAGCATGTGCCCGATGCTGAATGCAGAGCGGATCTGCTGACTTCGGCAGACGCGGCCCGGGAAACCGGACCGCGTAGCCGGTGCCAGACCGGAGAAAGTTGAGGGCAAACATATGACAACGATTGAAGCAAAGGAACGGATCGGCCAGGAGCTGATCGACAGCTTCCGTGAATGGATCAGAGACTGGGACGAGATGCCCGGATTCGAATTCGGGCAGAAGTACGGATGGCAAAAGGGCACGAAACGACCGCAGTGGAATTTTGAAGGGCTGAAGCGGTTCATGGATCTGATTTTCGGCGGGCGCTGGCTCCCCCACTGGGTGAAGGCCGGATATCCCCGTGAGGTGATCTATGAGTTGCACCGTGAAAAGTGGCTGAGCTATCAGGAGTATTCCAACTGGCATGCACGGCACACCGGGCGGACCGAATGGTACTACATCCCGCAGCGGACAGCAAAAGAGATCTGGAAGCAGTACAAGGATGGCAAAGTTTCCACTACCGTTTCCACTACCAAAGTTGATCATGATTAACTGTTTTGATATGATTTGGACATAGTCCGAAGCAAAAAGAAAGACCCGCGATCGTTTGAAATCGCGGGTTTCTTTCATGCTCCCCAGGTAGGGCTCGAACCTACAACCCTTCGGTTAACAGGCGAAAGATAGTACAACGTATGATCGTTGATATATAAGCGTTTGGACCTTGTACAATTTACTCTCCACTACCATTTTCACTACGAAACAGCGTTTTTTTGAGTCTTTCAGCCTCTTTTTGGCTCCTGTTGTCGCTGGCCTCATCGTAGATTCGGAGGATCATTTTCGCGTCCTTGTGGCCCATCCAGCGGACGCAGGTTTTCAGTTCAACCGGCGGGCCCGCATCGCGGCACATGCAGCAGAAAGAGTGCCGGAGATCATAGGGCACGACAGTGAATTCTCGCCAGGGCGGAAGTTTTCCTCCCTGGTCGAGGATTTTTTTATGCTCCTTTGTCCGTCCGTACCAGCGCTTCTGCATGCCGTTGATGGCGGTCTCCATGCATGTCACATAGGATTCCCACGCGGAGCGCCAGGCCTGGATTGTGACTCGCTCACCTTTTGCAGACTGAATCAGGTATCCGTGCTTTCCTTCCAGCGCTTCCTTGAGCGGAGGAAACAGGGGAATTGTTCTGGCTGCCTGGTCTGTTTTCCCCTTTTTGGTCAGCCTGTAGTGATTGGAGTCGTCAATATGGGCGAATTCGTGCAGCGTGATGGTTTCCGATTTGAAATCTACATCCCGCTCAATCTTAACGGCTTTCATCTCCTGCGGACGGATTCCGGCGTACAGCATAGCCATGACAGCCGGGTGCGCGCGGTGATCCATGCAGAGAGTCAAGATCCATTCCCGTTCCTCCTGGGTGATCTGCCGGTGAGATCCTTCCGTTCCCTTGTGAGGTTTCGCGGTTTTATCCCGGGCCGGATTTGTGCGGATATATCCGTCCGCGACGGCAGCATCAAAAAGGGCGCAGTACAGCTGTTTCGCGCCAAGGATGTAGGACTGAGATTTTCCAAGATAGCGATCCGCATAGATCTGCTTGATGTCGGACGGTTTGACGTCCGTCAGGAGCTTTTCCCCTATGGCGTCCGTCAGCTTGCGGAGGTGGATCTTGAGCCCGTTCATGGTGGTTTTCGCTACCGCCGGATATGCTCTTTTGATCCATTTTTCCGCATAGGCGCTCACGGTCGGCACGGAAAGCAGCTGGAGCTTTTCCAGACGCTTGTATTCTCTCCGGAGCTCCAGCGCTTCCTCCTCGTCCAGGGAATAAAACCACTGGTCCTTGTACCGGCATACATAATAGCCGTCAGCACGCTTTTTCAGGTGCTGTCTTTTTTCGCGCGGCATTTTTAATCAGCAAAAGAAAGGTCGTTATTTAAGTAAGTAAAAGAGTAAACACAGCCGTCCGTGCCGGCATTAAGCTGGAAAGCGTCCAGACCAACAGAATAAGCATCGGTCTTTTTCCCTGTTTTGACCCGGGAATATTGATACACAAGATCACCAAACGCCGTCTCATTAAACCCGCCAAAGGCAGAGATAACAGATAGGCACGCAAGCAGGAAACCACCAACAGACGATTCATCCTTTGCGCGAATGCTGATACTTTTCACATTTTCACCCGAAAAGATGAACAGCAGCACATAAGCATCAAAATCAAAAGCATACGCGTCGTCTTTTTCAAAGACAGACAAGAGGACAGCCTGATCGCCTGAAATTGTTTCAGCACCAAGCGTCTTTGCAGACGCGTTATATTTTATAGGAAGCCAGGTCCATCTGGAAGCTCCGGCAGAGGAAACCAGACAAACTAAAACCGCGATCAAAGCAAAAAGCCTTTTCATTTCAGCAACCCTCACTCTTCATACTCATCCATATAGGTACCGAAATCCGCCAGCGCGGAGCCATCAGATGGCAGGACCGTCCGGTAATACTCGAAGAAGTTGATGATAAACGGCATCAGCTGGCTGCGGACAAAACGGTTCATCGACGCCGGTACGCTCGCGCCAGGGATTCGCCTGAGGCTTGACAGCGACTGATCAAAAACGCCTGTGAGATTTGCAAGCAGGTCATGTGTGATCCGGAGGCCTGTGGCCTGGATCGCGTGTATCAGCGCCCTGGGGCAGAGAAGATGCACCGCAAAGCACGCTGCTTCATCGGAGTTTTTTGCGCTGCTTCCTTCATGCTTCATAACAATGTGGCCCAGTTCCCTGGCAAGCGCCCGCTGAGCCATCGGAAACGGCAGCATCTTATTATAAGCCAGGACATAAACGTTCCTTCCGTTTTCCATATGGACGGATGTCACAGCATCGAGGTTCTTCCCGAACAGATGGATCAGATCGCGCTGGTCTAAGCATGAGCGCGTACTGAGATCGGAAAAGGACACGACGATGACGTTATCCATCTGCCGCAGTATTTTCAGCGGAGAAACTGGAAACTTTTTCACGTTGTATCTGATCAGTGTTTCCGATGCCATGACAGCGGCTTTGTTAATGTCAGGAGTCATGAGATTTTTTCCTCACTTCCAAACAAATCTGTGAAAACGGCTCGAAGGACTTTCAGTGCCCGCTCCCGGTCTTCAGGTGACATTTTGTCAACGCATTCGGAAATAATCCTGGATTCATGGGTTCGCGGCTCTGAGATCCGTTCCGGCTGGGATGACCTGCCCAGAAGGGTATCAACAGAAACATCCAGCGCGTCCGCAATGCGGGAAAGCGCCTGAGCACCAGGCTCCACTTTTCCGGATTCGTATTTCGCGATGGTCACCCTGTTCAGGGAGGCCAGCTCTGCCAGCTGATCCTGCGTAAGGTTCCGCAACTCGCGGATCTCTTTTATTTTTGCGCCAGTATCAAAAAATGCCATTCTTTATGTTCCCTCTCTTTCTGAATATATTGTAGCAAAGTAGGAACAAAAATAAAATAGCATAAAAGTTACAAAAAAGATAGAAAAGGGGTTGAAAAGTTGTTGTCTTCGTGCTACAATTCAAAACGTAGCAAGTAGGCAACAAGTGAAAGGAGGAAAGCAGAAGATGGAAAACATGCTTCGGAAGCTTCGCAAACGCAATGGTCTGACGCAGGTCCGCCTGGCAGAGATGGCCAACGTTTCGCGTTCTGTGATCGCCCGGTACGAAACAGGCAGGACAGAGCTTTCGACAAAGAACCTTTCGAAGATCGCCGGCGCTCTGAATTGCAGCATGGAAGAGATCCTGAAAGGGGGCCAGGCTGATGGAGCGGCTTCTTAGTGTAAAGGCCATGATGGACCGATACGACTGTTCCCGGCAGACGGCGATCCGGTACATGAAGCAGATGCGTCACCAGACGCGGCCCTACATGGTCGCTGAAAAGGATGTTGAGGAATGGGATCTAAGCCGGACGGTCAACCCGCCGGAAGTGATCCGGGCGGAGATGCGCAGGCAGAAACTGATGCGCCGGATGGCGTGAAAAGGAGGGCAAACAATGATGAAAACAGCAGGCATGGTAACAGGGACACCGGACTGGCAGCTGGACCGGGCATATGAAACAGAGACGGCAGAGATCCTGGAAGCGGCATACAGGGAAGATGACTTCCCCTTTTCTGAGATCAAGAGTGAATTTGACCGAGCCGATTATTACATCGGGCAGGCGGTGGACCACCTGATCCGAGCGGCCAGCCAGGCGGATCTCTACGGGAAGGGCAAGCCGATTGACGCGCTGATCCAGAAGCTGGACGACGACTTCAAGTATGAGATGCACAAGGTCCTGACTGACCTGAAAGGAAGGGTATGAGGATGAAATACTTCTACTACTGCCCGGGTGCACACAAGATCAGCGGACAGCGGCAGACATTCATGGACAGGATCAGGCTCCGGAGGCGCCGCAAACGGGTGGATGACGTCGCCCTGCTCAAAGGACGGTGGGGAGTTTGATGCAAAGAAAAAAGCGCCTTTTCCCGGGGCTACGGGATCAGGCGCGTGATGTTGAGGGCAAACACAACTATCACATTCAAATTATAGCAGACAAAGCGAAATAACGCAAGGAGGAAATACAGATGAGCGAAGTTTCAAACCTGATCGCAATCGACGAACTGGAAGCCGCGGAAGAAGAGGAGCAGGAAGAGGAACTGATCATCCTGGACGACGCGAGCGCGGAAATGCTGCTGGAGAAAATCAGCTGGGCGGAAAAGCAGTTTGAGCTGACCGAGAACTGGTACAAAAAGCAGCTGGAAAACGCCGCGGCGCGGAGGGACAGGATCATCGGATGGGCAGAGCGCGGATTGCGGGCCTATTTCGACATGGTGCCGGATTCTGTGAAGAAGAAAGCGAAAACCCAGGTCAGCTATAAGCTGCCGGGCGGATCGCTGACGCTGAAGGAGCAGCAGCCGAAATATGACACGGAGGACGAGAAGCTGGTTCCCTGGCTGAAGGAGAACGGCATGAGCGACCTGGTTAAGGTTAAGGAAGAGGCCAACTGGGCTGAGCTGAAGAAGCGGCTGACGATCTCCCCCGACGGCAGGGGGATGGTTACGGAGGACGGCGAGGTTGTGCCGGGCGTGAATGTTGAGATTCGGCTGCCGAAGTTTGAGGCAAAGCCGAGGAAATAAGAAGGAGGGCAAACACAATGGGACAGATTTTTGAACTGATCGGCAAGGCGATGGCGGATATCGGTGCCATCGGCAAGGACAGCCGGAACGAGCAGCAGGGGTTTATGTACCGCGGGATCGACGCAGTTTACAACACCCTGTATCCGGTAATGGCAAAGTATGGCCTGTTTATCACACCGGAGATCATTGATCACAAGCGCGAGGAACGGACAACGACCAAGACCTGGAACGACCAGACAAAAACAACCACGCTTCTTTATTCGATCATCACGGTTCGCTACACGGTATTTGCTCCGGACGGATCGTTCGTGCAAATGACGGTGATCGGCGAGGGCATGGACAGCGGAGACAAAGCCACAAACAAGGCCATGAGCGTGGCGATGAAATACGCGATGTTCCAACTGTTTATGATCCCGACCGAAGCGGTTGATCCTGACGGGGAATGTCACGAGGTTGATCCGATACAGCGCCCACTGAGGCCGCAGGGATCTCCGCCCGAAAACGGCACCGTGACCACGGCTGGCAGATTGCCTCAGGCGAAAGCCGAGGCGGCTAAAAAGGGTCCTGAGGGGCCGAAACCGGCGGAAAGCGAAACGCCCGGAGCGTACGTAAAGCGCAGGATTGCGGAGATCAGGGCCAGAGTGAAGGATTTCGACTTCCTCGAGGTGCGGGCAGCGCTGATCGCTGGCGGCGTGATTGAGGATGTTCCCAGCGCAACCATGTCCATGGCACAGGCTGTCGCGCTCATGGACGCGATCGAGGCGAACGTGCTGAAGGCAGGATGATGACATGGAAGGCCGGCTGACAGGATTCTCCCTGAACCGTGACGGATCGCAGAACGTGACCGTCACGGTGACGGCCGACTTCGGCCCGACATATGACGAGCTGAAGGACGTGCCGGTGAGCGTTGAGATCAAAAAAGCCCAGAAGCACAGGAGCATACAGGCAAACGCCTACGCGTGGAAACTGATTGACCAGATCGCAGCGAAAACGCATGTAAAGGCCAGCGAGGTTTACCGGAACGCGATCAGAGACATTGGCGGTGTCAGCAGGGATCTGTACATGAAAGCGGATGCGGTTGACATTTTCCGGCAGATCTGGGAGGCCGGCCATCTCGGAAACCAGGTTGAGGTTCTGGATGTTGACGAAACCGGATGGGCAAACGTGCGGGCCTGGTACGGCTCCAGCTTCTATGACACCGCGCAGATGAGTGCGCTGCTTGACAGTCTGATCCAGGATGCGGAAGCGCTCGGAATCCCGACAATCACACCGAAGGAAGAGGAGCGGATGCTTGGAAAATGGGGTAAGAAACATGGCGAAAAAGTCGATCATGCAGCAGGGTGATCCGCGGTGCTTCTTCTGCGGGCGGACGGTTGGCCTGGAAAGGCACCACGTGCTTGGAGGAGTCGCGAACCGGCCTTTATCCGAGGCCTTTGGACTTTGGATCTGGTGCTGTGATTATCATCATCGAGATCCGCATGAGGGAGTCCAGTACAACCGTGAAAAGGGTGACGCGCTGAAACGGCTTGCACAGATCGCTTTTGAGGCACGGCACAGCCACGAAGAATGGATGGAAGCATTCAGAAAAAACTACATTTGAAAGGATGAGAAAAATGGATATGAACAAGCTGATCACCCTGGCGTATTACCGGGAGAACGATCACGAGAGATATCTGCGGATGTTGGACGAATTCGACATCCGCGAACTTCCGCAGAAGGACAGGATCATGAAGTATCTCAAGGATTTCGGAAGCATTACGCCTCTGGAAGCGCTCAGGGACCTCGGGATCATGCGGCTGGGCGCGCGGATATGGGAGCTGATCCGGGAAGGCTGGGAGATCATCCGCGACATGGAAAGCGGAGAGAACCGCTACGGGCAGACCACGCGGTACGCAAGGTACCGGCGTGTCGCATAAAACAAAAATGAGGAGGGCAACACAATGAGCAAGGTACTGAAGATCAAGGTCACAACGTTTGAGGAGATCCTGGGCACGGCGAGCGCCAACCCTGAGATCCACGAGGAGTTTATCGCCAGCAAGGCGCCGGACGCTCCGAGCCGGGAGGAAGAGGTCGCCGCGATCGGCGCGGAGGAAGTCTTCGAAAAGGGCATGACGGTGTTTCCGCGGGGCGATGACGGAAAGCCGATTGCATGGGACTACCAGTGGAAAGGCTTCTTCAAGGACGCATGCGCGGCGCTGCGGAAGGTGCCCGGAACGGCATGCGGAAAAATCAAGGCCTACAAGAAGGAAATCGACGGGCTGATCTTTCCGCGGCCCAGGATGATCCCGATCGAGTTTGACGGGGAAATGGGGATCTGCCAGCGGCCGCTGCGTGGCCAGACGGCCCAGGGCGAGCGGATCGCGCTGGCAAGTTCTGAGAGCATCCCGGCGGGCGCGACGATGACGTTTGACATTCTGATGCTGTGTCCGGAGCACGAAAAGGCGGTGCGCGAGATGCTGAACTACGGGCAGCTGCGTGGCTTCGGACAGTGGCGGAACAGCGGCAAAGGCCGGTTCACCTACGAGGTGCTGGAGGAGCGGGAGGAGTGATCATCCCCTTCCCCGCGATGGCGAGGCCTTGAGTCGACCCGAAGAGCAAGGGCGATGATATGAATGATTGGAATTGTACCGCAAGGGAGAAGCTCTGAGGAGCAAGGAGGCGCCAGGGAAGTGCATCGAGCGGAACAGAAGCGAACGGCAAGGGCATAGCTACGATTGGAACAGAAGCGAAAAGAAACGGCGTGGCTTCGGATCGACGGGAACCGGACTGCGATGGATGAGCGCCGGCATGCGAGGAGCCGCTGTGGAAGTGTAAGAAAACGAAACGCTGCGGCGAGGCGGCGATAAGTTCAGCAATGGCAAGGCCAGGAACCGTGAGCAGGGCATTGAAATGGCAAAGCGAAGCAGTGCTGCGCCCAGGATTGGCTTTGAATGCATCGAGGAGCTGAGCAATGGAAAGGCGTGGTGGTGATGCGCAGGGGCAATGATGTGCATCGCACAGGAATGGATGAGCAAAGTGGCGCGATGAAAGGCCAGGGCTTTGATCGGCTCTGAGATGTAAGGGAATGGATTTGCCGGGCACAACATAGAGAAGCAATGGCAACGCATAGCAAAGTAACGCGGAGGCACTGCACCGAGAGCAACGCGGCGGACAGGATATGACAGGCGCGGAATGCGTTGGCGCCGATATGCACAGGAATGAAAAGGAATTGAAATGAAAAACTGCGGGAACTGTGAAAACGGAAGGGTGGCCGGACATGATGTGATTTTTTGCCGGCTGTTCGGAATCAGGATCAGCTGCCGGCATGACGGATGCAGATCACACAAGGGAGGTGAAAAGGATGAGGCCAGCGGATCTGGCGCCGGAACGTGTATGGCTGGAGGATGACGAGTGCGAGCGCCTCAACAGAGGGGAATATGAGGCGGTGCGATGCCTTCTCGGCGCGGTGAATTACGCGGCCCACGCCAACGACGATCTGCAGAAGCGGCTTGCGATCATTCCAGACGGCCAGCAGCGAATGGCGGATGTGATCCAGGATCTGAAGGATGTTGCGGACGATATCATCGGCACGGTTCCAAAAGGACAGTGCAGGCAGATCCGGAACACGATGATAGACATGGAGATCCGAATGACGCCGAAGCTGTCGCCGATGAGCCGGAACATCATCATTGAGAAGGACACGGCAAAGGAACTGATCGACATTGCCATGGAGCGCTGCCATGGATGCGTGGAAGGCCCGGAGGATGGCAAAAAATGCGCGCTGTACAAGGTGCTGGAGGGCTTCCTGCCGCTGGACAACTACGACAATGGGATGCTCTGCCCGTACAGCATGAGCGAGTGGAAAGATTAAAGGAGGACAACATGAACAGACTGACCATCATCGGTAATTTATGCCGCGATCCTGAGTTGAGGACTACGACTTCCGGGATCAGCGTCTGCAGCTTCACGGTGGCCGTCAACCGGAAACGGCGCCAGGGCGAGGAGGAACAGGCGGATTACTTCCGGGTGAGCGCGTGGCGCGAGCTGGGCGAGAACTGCGCGAAATGGCTGATTAAGGGCCGGAAGGTGTGCGTGGTCGGGCCGGTGAGCGTGAGTACCAACACGGGCAACGACGGCAAAACATACGCAAACCTGGAGGTCAACGCGCAGGAGGTTGAGTTCCTGAGCCAGCCAGGGCAGACGGAAGCAGCGCATCCGCAGGCACATCAGCCGGCACAGCAGCAGGCGGGCTTTACTGCTGTTGAGACAGACGAGCTGCCGTTCTAACCAGAGGAAACCAAACAAAACCAAAGCAAACCAATGAAATGAGGGCAAACCAATGAAAAGCAGATTTCTGAGGAGCGTGGGATCATGAAATATCTGAAGGTATGGACGAACTTCCTGGAGCTGCTGCAGACGCTGGAATATGACGAAATCGGGCGGCTGTTCGAGATGATGTTGATCTACGCGGACAGCGGAAAAGAGCCTGAAGACATCAACGGGAACGAGCGCTTCCTGTGGCCTGTAGCCAAGCAACAGATTGATCTTGCGGCCGAGAAGAATGAAATTCTGAGGCAGAATGGCATGAAGGGCGGGCGCCCGAAAACTAACAAAACCAAAGCAAACCAAACAGAACCAAATGAAACCAAAGCAAACCAGATCAAAGCCTATAAAGAAAAGGAAAGAAAAGAAAAGGAATATAAAGAAACAGATTCTTTTATTGACGATGATAACGCGCGCGAGATCCAGAAGGAGCAGGACAGGGTGCTGGACGCAGCGGAGGACGCCGGGTTTGCACGAAGCAATGCTGTGAGGGCGGCGCTGATCCGGCTGTACGCGAATCACGGGCTGCAAAAGGTGCTTGACGGGATCGCGTCCTGTGTGAAGCACGGAGCTCCGAACCTTGCCTACCTGGAAGCGGTACTGAAAGGCGAACCGAAGGAGAAAAAGCCGGACGCGAAAACAGCGGACAACTTTGATCAGCGGAGCTACTCGGACGCTGACGCGGACGTTATGAATCGCCTGAGAAATGAAATCCTTTCCTGCAGGGAGGCGAGCGGATGAAAAGGCAGACGCTCTGCTGGGACTGTGAAAACGCATGCGGTGGGTGCAGCTGGTCCGATCACTGGAAGCACACGCCGGTTGAGGGATGGACGGCGAAAAGGACACGGCTGAGGATGGACAAGGACGATTATGGCGACAGTTATATCGTCATTGAGTGCCCGGAGTTCAAACGGGACAGGAGTGACAGGAATGGACCGGAAATTCTGGGGATTGATCCGAATAATTGACAAAAACGGGAATGGTTTTCGGTAAAATTGACACTTTTTTCCTACCAAGTGGCTTAAGGAGGTGAAAAAATGGACGCGAGGAAGCTGATTATCCTGGCTGATGAGATCCGGCGCGACGAGGGGATTACACAGGCGGAGTGGTGCCGGCGGGCCGGTTTTGACGAGTTCGGGAAACTGGTCAGCAACACCTTCCGGCGCGGAAACTGCAAGCTGTCCGTTTTCACACAGTTGCTCAAGCCGCTTGGGTATGAGATCAGGATTGTGAAAAAGGAGGGCAGACACAATGACGATTGATTTTCTGATCGGAGCGATCCGGGCCAGCCGGGATCTGCATCCGCAGGTGAAGACGGAGCTGGAGGAGATCCTGCATCAGGCTGAGCCAAGACTCTTGACGGTGGAGGAGATTAACGGAATGAAAGCCGGGACTCCGCTGGTTGTTGAGAGAAAGTTCGAGCATAACGGTAGAATTGTTCCGCTGGCATGCTGGGGGATCAACAGCGGAAGCCTGATTCTTTCAATCCATGGGACGATGTTTCCGGACACGGTGCATGAGATCCCATACAAAACGATCAGCACGAACGAAAGCACCGGAAAGAGCGAAACGCATCTGTACCGGTTCTGGAACACGATGCCGGAAAGAGATCAGATGTGCAGAACGCCGTGGGAAGGGGAAACACAATGCCGACAATAAGTGATCTTCGTCAGCGGCAAGCTTTACCGCTGCGAGCGAAAGTGCTGATGACACAGAACAGGATCAGAGAATGGTATAACCACTTTGACGGGGATGTGTGTGTCAGCTTCAGCGGCGGCAAGGATTCAACCGTGCTTGCTCACCTTGTCCACGATATTTACCCGGATGTGCCGCTGGTATTCAGCAATACCGGGCTTGAATATCCTGAAATACAGAGTTTCGCCCGGAAGATGGGAGCAGAGTTTGTCAGACCGAAAATGCGGTTTGATGAAGTGATAAGCAAGTACGGGTATCCGATTATCAGCAAAGAAATTTCCGGTACGATTTACTATGCGAGAAGGATCACGGACAGAAAATGGGGTGATTATCCGTCAGGCAGAAGAAATCAACTTTTGGGGAAAGTCGGATGCGATAGAACGATTGACCGGAGCCGGAGCGACTTAAACGGCGAGCGAAAAGGTGAAGATGGCAACAGTATTTTCAACAAAGAAAAATACATGCCGTTATGCACTGGAACGCAGTTTATGATCTCGGATCAATGTTGCCACCAAATGAAAAAAGTGCCGCTGAAGAAGTACCAGAAGGACACGAAACGGTACCCGCTGATCGGCACGATGGCAGAAGAAAGCAAACTCCGGGAAAACGCATGGCTTAAACATGGGTGTAATGCGTTTGAAAGCAAAAAGAAGACAAGCCAGCCTATGTCATTCTGGACAGAACAGGATGTACTGAAGTACATCAAAGAAAACGAGATTGAGATTGCAAGCGTTTACGGCGACATAGTTGCTGTGGATAATATGGGGTTTCAGTACGAACCTTTGCCCGGAGTTGAGTGTAAATTAAAATGCACAGGATGTCAGAGAACAGGTTGCATATTTTGTGGGTTTGGAGCGCATCTTGAAAAAGGCGAAACACGTTTTCAGAGGTTGGCGAAGACTCACCCGAAACAGTACGAATACTGCATGATGGGGGGCAATGGGTTGACAATCCAAAGTATGACCCGACTGCTCCAGAATATGACGGAGACTGGAAAAACTGGAACCCGAAAAAAATATGGGTGCCGTCCAAGAAGGGTCTGGGCATGAAAAAGGTCTTTGACGATTGTAATGCTTTGTACGGGAAAGATTTTATCCGTTATGAGTAAAGAGAGGGCACGGCATGAAACAGGCGTATGACGATGAGGACAATGCGCCGATGACCGATGATCTGCCGCTTCCCTACCGGATCAGGACATGGGAGGAAATGATCAGAGAATGGGAGGGCAAATACAATGCCGATGGACAAGGCGCGGTATCCGGCGGACTGGAAAGTGATTGCGTACCGTGTGAAGGCAAGGGCCGGATGGATCTGCCAGGGCTGCGGGATGCAGTGCCGGAAACCCGGGGAACCGTTCGACACGCACCGGCGGACGCTGACGGTCCACCACATCAACCACATTCCGGAGGACTGCCGGGAGGAGAATCTGATCGCACTGTGCGCCGGATGCCATCTGAGGGCGGACGCGGAACATCACGCGGAAACAAGGAGGAAGCATGGAAAACCTGAAGATCGTTTACCTGGCGCCGGATCAGCTGACGCCGTATGAGAAGAACACGCGCCGGCACACGCCGACGGACATCGAGCAGATCAAGACCAGCATCCTGCGGTGCGGGTTTGACGATCCGATCGGGATCTGGGGTGAGCGGAACATTGTGGTCGAGGGCCACGGGCGGCTGATCGCCGCGAAGGAGCTGCACCTGGAAACGGTGCCATGCATCCGGCTGGACCATATGACGGACACACAGAGGCGGGATTACGCCATCCGGCACAACCGGACTCAGGAGCTATCCTCCTGGGACTTCGACAAACTGGAGGAGGAGATTGCCGCGCTGATGCTCCAGGGCGCCGACCTGAGCGATATGAAGTTTGCTTTGAAAGCGCTGGCGGAGGAAGACCCGGCGCAGGCCTTCGCGGACACGGAAAAGGAGAAAAACCACGTCTGCCCCCGGTGCGGGCATGTGTGGAAGAAGGAGGGCGCGGATGGAATTTAACAACCTGGAAATCGTGCTGATTCCGGTGGATCAGATCACGCCCTATGAGGGGAACGCCAGAAAACACACACCGAAGGACGTGGAGCAGATCAGGGCCAGCATCGAGGCGGACGGGTTTAACGATCCGCTGGCGGTGTGGGGTGAAAGAAACGTGATTGTCGAGGGCCATGGTCGCCTGATGGCAGCTAAGGCCCTGGGGCTGAAAGTGCTTCCGTGCATCAGGCTGGATCACCTGACAGACGAGCAGCGGAGAGAATACGCGATCCGTCACAACAGATCCGCGGAGTTCAGCACGTGGGACTTTGAGCTGCTGGCGGAGGAGATCGCGCGGCTGGAAGCGGAAGGAATGGATCTGAGCAGCCTGGAGTTCCGGCTGGACCGGGAGGAGGAAACGCCGATGGTCCTGGGCGGAAGCGGCGCGGTCGAATACGGAGAGGAGGATTTCGGGGATGACAGATTCGAGTGTGAGTGCCCGGTCTGCGGATTCCGGTTCAACGAGAAGTGATCACCGGTTTCCCTGGAAGTGGTACCTGAGCGACCTGGAAAAGGTGCAGAAGAACGGGAAAAGGGTGTTTTCCTGCTTCAGTTGCGGAGGCGGGTCCTCCATGGGATACAAGCTGGCCGGGTTTGACGTGGTCGGGTGCTGTGAGATTGATCCGCGGATGGTGGAAATCTACCGGAAGAATCTGCATCCTTCCCTGGTGTACTGCATGGACGTGCGCGAATTTCTGAACCAGCCGATCCAGAGCGTGCTTTACGACCTGGATATCCTGGACGGAAGTCCACCGTGCAGCGTGTTTTCGATGGCAGGAGACCGGGAAGCGGGCTGGAACAAGGAAAAGGTTTTCCGGGAAGGCCAGGCAAAGCAGAAGCTGGACGACCTGTTTTTCCACTTCATCGCCATCGCGAAGGAGCTGCAGCCGAAGATTGTGATCGCGGAAAACGTGAGCGGGCTGATCAAGGGCAACGCGAAGGGCTACGTGAACGAGATCTTCAAGGCCTTCCAGGAGGCTGGATACGTGCCTCAGCTGTTCCTGCTGAATTCTGCTTTCATGGGCGTGCCGCAGCGGAGGGAGCGCACCGTTTTCATCGCCAGGAGGAAGAATCTGAACCTTCCGCGGCTGGATATGCGGTTCAATGAGAAGCCGATCTACTTCAGGGAAGTCAGGATGGAAAGCGGAAAGCCGGTTGATCCTTCCACGCAGGCATACAAGCTGCTGCAGCTGCGCAGGCCAGGTGATAAATGCATGGGTGACATCAACAAACGCTGGAAGGGCAAGAACACCGGGTTCACGGTGAACATTGTGGCGGACAACGAGGTCAGCTGCACGCTCACCAGCGGAGGGGGAATGTACAGGGACTACGACGGTCAGGGATTCGGAGACATGGATTTTGTAAACATCCAGACCTTTCCGCAGGATTACGACTTCGGTTCCGAGTCTCCGCAGTATGTCTGCGGCATGAGCGTGCCGCCGGTCATGATGGCGAACATCGCGACGGAGGTGTATCAGCAGTGGCTGAAGGACTGAAGCCGTGCCCGTTCTGCGGACGAGATGACTGCATGGAGGTATGGGATTCCCCTGTCGAGTTTGACATGACTACGGTTCATTTGTGGCGTGTATCATGCAGTGCGGCGCCAGGGAGAGAAGGATGCGGCGGTTCAGGCGGGGTTATGGCAACGCGGGAACTGGCGATCGAAGCATGGAACAGGAGGGCAGACGATGGCGAGTGATGTTTTTACTATCCATGTCCGGATTTCCCCGGACGAGGAAACCATGCGGGTGATCCTGATGCTGCTGAACCTCTGGCAGGACGCGCATCCGGATCTGATGGTCGCGATGGTGCCGGCGAAAGACAGGTATGAGTACGAGATCATTCGGAAACGGAGGGCAAACGATGAGTGAAAAGGCGGTATATCACAACTTCCAAAAGCGGACGGATAAGCTGAGGAATATTGTCGCGCTGGTCCGATCCAGCTGCTACAGCCATGGCGATGAAGGCGGAATGAATATCATTCTGTGTCCGGAATGCGAGGAATGGACACACGTATCGTTCAACATGAACAGCGGACTGCTGGATTTGCTCGGGGATCTGACGGTGGAGAGCATCGACGCGGAGGACGGAGATATCCTGCTATGGATCAAGACCGATGATTACAACTGGTTCCGGACGGATTGGAGGGCAAACGATGACCAGAGAGCAGCTGATGGAGAAGATTATGCAAACAAAGCAGGAGATTAAGACAGCCGGACCGGTGCACAGGAGAGATCTGCGGAAACACCTGAAGCGGATGCTGGCCCAGGTGGCACAGTATGACCGCTATCAGGCAGCCGCGAGGCAAGGAGTGGGATAAATGGCCGGGAAGGATAAGAAGGGCCGGAAGGCGGCACAGAGGGACGCAAAAGGGCGGTTCGTGAAGCAGGAAGCCGGGAAATCTGCGCTGCCCGGAACGCCCTTCCGAACGTCGGACGAACGAGCGAGGGAGGCCGGAAAAGCGTCAGGCGCTGCCAGGCGTGAAAAAGGCGACCTTCGGAAGCTCTGCCAGCTGTGGATGGAGGAAGAAGTCGCCACCGGCAAGGACGGCGAGAAGATCACCGGCGGGCAGATGATGGTCCGGGTGGCGGTGAAGGAAGTGGCGAAGGGCAACAGCAAGTTCTGGGAGCTGCTGCGCGACACGGCAGGCTTCAAGCCGGTGGATAAGGTCATGATGGCCGAGGTCGATCCCGGCGTGATCGATGAGGTTGAGCAGATGGTGAAGGAGGCCGGGGATGAATAACGCAACAAGGCTCTGGATACTGGAAGCGCGCTACCAGAAAGCGAAGCGGAAGGCGGAAAAACTGATCCGGCGGTCAAACCTGTGTACCGATAAGGCCGGAAAGCACCTGGCAGTCATGCAAACAGCGTATGAGGAGCAGAAGAAGATCCTGAAAGAGCTGGGGGTTTACGACGATGATCAAGAAAATGAGCCTTGAAATTTTCACCGGGGGGGGGTACATCGAGCGCGAGCTGGTCTATGAGGGCAAGGACCTGAAGGAGATCAGCGAGCAGATCCAGCGGGATGAGAACGCGCTGCTGGAATACATGAGAACCGGAGAGACGCACGGAGAGAAGTGTTTCGTGTTCCAGGGGTTCATGCTGGCGAAGAAGCCTATCCAGGCGGCGCAGTTCAGGGAACCGGAATTCTGACAGGAGGAAAGGGCAAAATGGTGAAGTGTTCTGACTGCGTTGGGTATTACAGAGAGCAGCCGGAGATCTGCGTGGCATGTAAGAAGATGCGGGCGGAAAGCGACTGGCAAATGGAGATCGACACAGGGAACAGAATGCTGCGGTGTCCTGACTGTGAACACGGATATCCGCTGCACATCTGGCAGTACAGCAATCCGTACAGGTACTGTCCATGGTGCGGAAAGCAAAGAGTACACGGGGAACAGATAAAAATGGAGATCTGACAAAACAACAAACGGAGGGCAAACATGGACAAACTATATGAATACATGAAGGCGAAGCTTGAGGAAATGCACAGGACGCGGGAAACCACGGTCGAGATCGACTGTGTGGAATTCATGCAGATGATGAAGGTGATCTGCTATATGCGGCAGATCCAAAGGATTGCCGGGGACGAGTTTTGAGGGGGTGATGCCCATGGAAGTCGGTGACGGCAGCAGATATCCCATGATATTGCCGGATTAAGACAGGACAGAGATCCGCATCCGGTTTTCATGCAAACAAGGCCGAATTAGAGCGCCACAGCTTCAGGCGGTGTAAAGTGCGTCACCTCGCATCACCGCACAGCGTACTCGGGAGCGATGGAGGGATACTGGCCAACCCGGCCGCAAGAGGGGGCAGGGCTTGCGGATTTCATGCAAACAGGAGGAAAAAGCATGACGATTTACGAGAAGATTGTTGCATTTGATGAGGAAATGATGGTCGAGTTTCTGCTGAGATTTGCCAAAGACACGATCGACCAGTTCAGCAGATTCCAACTGCCGAGTAAGGACGCCATACGTGAGTTCCTGGACAGGGAGTGCCCGGAGTGATGCAAACAGGAGGAGAAAATGACGCGGGAAGAGATCTGCAGGAACTGCAGGATGCTTCCGTCCATCCACCACTTGGAATATCCGTCATGCAAACAGCCGATGGGGCCGATCAATGAAGAGGAGCGCCGGAAGCTGGGGACAAATCCGGGAGACATGGTCACAGGTGAATCGATCAAGAAGGCGGCGGAGATTGCAATCCAGCCGTACTGCCTGAAAAGGATGATCGCAGGCGGGTATTTTGACGGAATCGAGGCAAACAGGAGGGCGCATGAAAGCAGAGTATTCGCTGCCGGTAAATGTGAAGATCGATGCGGAAAACCCTGACGCGTTTGTGGTCGGTATGGCGAGGGCCATGTATGACGCTATCACGGTTTATCTGACCGTAAATAACGCAGAAAAGACGGATGTGGAGTACACGATTTACAAAAAGCCGGATGCTGACACATTCGGACGGGAGTGATGCAAACATGGAAAGCGGCGGGTTTGTACCATGGGATGATTTCCGGCCGACGCTGATCCGGTGCTGCTGCCCTGTTTGCATGATGAAGGGGATGGAGGTTTACGCCGGTGAAGGCCAGGCTATTCAAGAAGCGATACAAAGAAGCCTTGATGCGTTACGCGGACAAGATCCCGCTGGCCTTTTCCGGAAAGAAGGACCGGAAACGCTGGATCAGCGAGGTGACGAATCTGAGAATGCAGGACATGAAGGAGAAGCGTAATGGATAACTGGATCATCGTTCTGATTGCCCTGCTTATCGGGGAGATTGTCGGTTTTATCCTGGCGCGGCTGAGTGACCGGTTGGGAAGGAGGAGAAAACATGCTTGATATCGTGATCACCCATTACGAAGAGCCGTGGAGCGTCTGCAAGGCGCTGTTTGAGACGCTGGACGCGCAGCGGGGCGTGGATTGGGATAAGATCCGGGTGACGGTGATTCATGACGGATCATGGACGTTTGACGAGCTGCTGAGCGGCTGGGCGTTCCAGGTACGGCAGCTGGTCATTCCGCACGGCGGGATCAGCGCGGCCCGGAACGCCGGGATCAGGAACGCCCAGGAGCCATGGATCATGTTCTGCGACTGTGACGATTGCTTCAGCAATGTGTTCGCCCTGGAGGACATCCTGAACGTGCTGGAAGACCCGGAAACGGAGCGGCGGTATGACATGCTGTGGACGAAAGTCTGGGCGGAGGAGGAAAAGGACGGCCGGCACAGCGTCTACCAGATCCAGGATCAGAAGATCATGGTCTTTATCCACGGGAAGGTCTACCGGCGGGAGTTCCTGATCGGACAGGGCATATGGTTCGACGAGGAGCTGGACTTCAACGAGGACAGCCTGTTCAACGCTATGATCATGACGCGGGTGCCGAACACGCGGATCGGCGCGGTTACGACCTACGCGCCGGCGTACGTCTGGACGAAGCGGGAGAACAGCGTGACGACCGGGGATGGCGCGGCGGACCGGAGCGCCCTGGGCCAGTTCCGGCGGAACATGAAGGTGGCGGAGCAGTACCGGCGGTTCCGACCTGATGGGTATCCGGGGATGGTGACCAGGGTGATCTACGACACCTTCTATATGGTTCACACCCGGAAGTATTCGCCGTCATGCAAACAGGAGATCCTGGACGGGTTCCTGCCATGGGTGAAGGATAAGCTCGATCTGTTCTGCCAGGTGAAGGAAGACGAGCTGTTCAGGATCAGGATGATCAGCCGGTCGGAGCTGACGGAGCCGGACGAGGAGATCTGTGACGAGCCCGGGAACGTACGCGCCTGGGCGGAGTGGGAGCTGGCGAAATGACGAGGGCGGAGGCGGTGCGGTTCCTGACCAGGCACCCGGAGAAGTTCGGCCGGATGGTCGGGTTCACGAAGCTCCAGGAGCTGCACGGGAAGTGGATGCGGAAGATGCTGGACGTGGAAGCAGCGGATATGACACTCCAGGGGCACCGCGGCGCGTTCAAAACAACATGCCTGTCCATCGTCCTTGTTCTGATCCTGATCCTGCTGCCGAACAAACGGACGCTGTTTGCACGAAAGACGGACGACGACGTCAAAGAGATCATAAACCAGGTGCGCAAGATCCTGCAGATGCCGCAGGTGGCGTACTTCGTGCAGGTGATCTACGGAGTGCAGCTGAAGCTGACCACGGACAACGCGATGGAGATCAACACGAACCTCACCACGGACACCCGGGGCACGTCGCAGCTGGTCGGCATGGGTATCGGCGGATCGATCACTGGTAAGCATTTCGACTTCATTTTCACAGACGACATCGTGAACATGAAGGACCGGAAGAGCAAGGCCGAGAGGGAGCGGACGAAACTGGTCTACCAGGAGCTGCTGAACATCCGCAACCCGGGCGGCCGGATCATCAACACCGGAACGCCCTGGCACAAGGAGGACGCGTTCGAGCTGATGCCGGAGGCAGAGAAGTACGACTGCTACTCCACCGGCCTTTTGACCAGGGAGGAGATCGATGCGCTCCGGCAGAGCATGGCGCCTTCCCTCTTCGCGGCAAACTATGAGCTGGTGCACATCGCGGCAGAGGACGCGCTGTTCAAGGACGCGCCTGTTTTCATAACGAAGGCGATGGCGGAGGAGATCCTGGGCGCCGTGGCCTCGCCGGCGGATCTGCTGCGGGACGGGGTCGCACACATCGACGCGGCGTATGACGGCGAGGACTATACGGCATTCACATGCGGCCGTCGGCGCGGGAACGTGATCTACATGTACGGACGGATGTGGCGGAAACATGTGGACACGGTCATGGATTACTGCATATCGGAGACGAAGCGGCTGATGTGCGGGTCCATCTGGTGCGAGAAGAACGGCGACAAAGGCTACCTGGCAAAAGAGATCGTGCGGGCCGGACACCCGGCGACACCCTACACGGAGAAGGAGAACAAGTATGTGAAGATTTCCACCTTCCTGAGGAAGTGGTGGAAGCAGATCGTGTGGCTGGAGGGCACCGATCAGGATTATCTCAATCAGATTCTTTCCTACACGGAGGACGCGGAGCATGACGACGCGCCGGACAGCGCCTCCTGTGTGGTGAGGATATTGGACCGGCAGGATGGAGGGGACTATGTTTCGCCGTTTTCACGGCGAGAAAGGAGCTGAACATGCCGGATCATGAGGATCTGGAGCGCAGGCTGTGGCGGACGATGCTATGGGACGCGGAGATCATGGTGCCGTCAGCGGAACAGGACGAAAAGGATGAACAGGAAGGTGAAGACGAGTGATCACATACCAGGACTATGAGAGGGCGGACAACAAAACAAAGTGGCTGCAGAGCGCGATCATGACCTATCGCAACAGCCCGGAATACAAGCAGGCGGTGATTGAAGAAGAATACATGGCCGGGCGGAACGTTGAGATCATGAACGTGACGCGGGTGATCTACAACATGGCGGGCCTGCCTGAGCCGGACTTCACGAAGACGAACACGAAGATCCGGAACAAGCTGATTCACCGCCTGGTTACGGACCGGTGCAGTTATTCTCTGGGAAACGGGGTCAGTTTCACTGAGAAAGAGGAGAAGGACGGGAGAACGGTGGACCCGGTCAAGGAAATGCTCGGGCCGAAATTCGACCACCGGCTGAAAAGGGCCGCGTACTGGGCGCTGGCGAACGGCACATCCTTCCTGTATGTCCACATGGGGCACAAGAAGCAGGAATGGCAGTACACGCTGTTCAAGAAATCGGAGTTCCTGGCGCTTTATGACGAGGATACAGGCGCGCTGCGGGGCGGCGTGAGGTTCTGGAGCCTGGACTGGGGCAAGAGGCCGATCACGGCGGTGCTGTATACGGAGGAAGGATACACCAAGTACAAGACGCCGCCGAAGAAAAGCAGCATATCCGCTCTGGAGCTGGCGGAGGATCTGAGGCCGTACATCGAGACGGTTGAGGAAAGCGAGGCCTACGGCGAGGAGATCACCGGAGCCGGGGAAATGACCATGCTGCCAATTTTTCCGCTGTATTCCGGCGAGAACAAGGACAGCGCCCTGGACAACCTGAAGCCGATTATTGACTCCTATGATATGATCCTTTCCGGATTTTGCAACGATGTGACGGATATTCCGCAGATCTACTGGCTGATCAGCGGCGCGATGGGCATGACGGACGCGGACAAGCGCCAGCTGCTGGACCGGCTTATTCTGCAGCACATGGCGGTGGTTGACGGCGAGAACAGCCATATCCAGGGATTCACACAGGAGGTTCCCTATGAGGCACGGGAGCACTGCATGAAGCAGCTGAAGGATCAGATGTACGAGAATTACGGCGGTTTTGACGTGCACACGATCGAGGCCGGAGCGACGAATGATCACATTGACGCCGGCTATTGGCCCATGGACGAGGAAGCGGACGCTTTTGAGTATGAGATCATCGAGTTTGTGCAGCAGATCCTGGCGATGATGGGCGTGGAGGATACGCCGCAGTTTAAACGCAACCGGGTCAGCAACCAGAAGGAGCAGACGGAAATGGTGGTCATGGCGGCTCCCTACCTGGACGAGCAGACAATCCTGGAGAAAATCCCGTTCATCACGGTGGACGAGGTGCAGGGAATTATGCAGCGGAGGGACGCAGATGATTATTCTGCCTTTGAAACGGGGGAATAACGCATGGCTGACTACGGCGCGAGGTATGCGGACAGGGCGATTGCCGGCGCGGCGAAGGAGCTGAAATCCACATACCGGAAGGCACAGAAGGAACTGAAGGAAAAGCTGGCCGGGTTTGAGAAGCGCTTTGAGCAGACCAACCGGATGAAACGCAAGCAGCTGGAAGAAGGAAAGATCACCGATCAGCAGTACAGGGACTGGCTGACCGGGCAGGTGTTTATCCGGAACCAGTGGCAGCAGAGCATCAGGGAGGTCAGCGCGGTCATGCACAGCTGCAACAGCCAGGCAGCGAAGATGATAAACGAAAGGCGCCTGGACGTTTTCGCGGAGAATTACAACTACATGGCGTTCAAGGGCGAAGGCATCACCGGGGTCAGCTTCGGCGTGTACAACACCCAGGCGGTGGCGCGGCTGATTATGGATGATCCGAAGATCCTGCCGGAGTGGAAGGTTGACGAGGAAAAGGACTATGAGTGGAACGAGCGGAAGGTGAACGGTATTGTCCGCCAGGGAATTATCCAGGGCGAGAGCATACCGGAGATCACAGACCGGCTTTGCAGAGACCTGAGCGCCGCGAACGAGAACAAGATGATGCTGTTTGCCCGCACGGCGATCACGGGCGCACAGAACGCCGGGCGGCAGCAGCAGATGAATGATGCCGCGGACATGGGCATTGACATTCACAAACAATGGCTTGCAACGCTCGACAGCAGGACAAGGGATTCGCACAGAAAGCTTGACGGTCAGGAAGTCCCGTATAACGAAAATTTCGTTTCTCTGTATGGCGAGATCGAATATCCCGGCGATCCGGATGCTAAACCAGCGGATGTTTTTAACTGCCGCTGTACAATTGTTTCCATCTATCCGAAGTACGAAGATCGAAGCAAGCCTGATTGGCGAGAAGAAGAAACGATTGACGGCATGACCTATCAGGAATGGAAAGAAAACAAGAAAGCAGAGGGAAAGCATGAAGCAAAGGAAGAAAAGAGTGAGTTAGAACAAAAGATCGCTGGAATTGTTAAAGGTGAACCGATGACGCACGAAGAAGCAGATACAGGGCGAGTCAATCCGAAGTACGGAAAAGGGATAGGCTACCGTATCAACTGTCAATCTTGTGTTGTTGCGTATGAAGCAAGGCGAAGGGGTTATGATGTTGAAGTTGTTCCGAACGATAAAGATCATCCAATGTGCGGCAAATTAGCAAGAAACACCCGGCTTGCATGGAAAGACAAAAAGACAGGCGAAAATCCTGAGTTTATGTTCCAGAGCAAACCTACGCTTGCTTCAAAATGGGAAGGAGAACCGCCGACACCAAAGCGATTCAAAGCGTTACTTCAGGAACGTCTTGAAGAAGGGGCAAGGTATCATATCGGCTTTGGCTGGAAAGGATCATCAACGAGCGGACATATTGTCACGATTCGCAAAGAAGCCGGGGAACTTGTCATTTATGATCCTCAATGCGATGAAACATACAAAGGGAAACAGGTTGATCAATATCTTGCAAGAATGAAAATGCAAAGGACTTCATACGGTTATAAGTTCTATCAATACCCGGAAGTGTTAAGGGTAGATGATAAAGATATTGATACGGATGTTGTCGGTCAAGTTGTGAAAGGGGTTGGAACATGAAACCTGAAGAATTTGCAAAGATGCAAGGATATACGGGAGCAAAATTCCTTCATGTATGGAACGGATACAAATGCTATAAACCTATAAACCCAGATGATGACGGTATGATTGGTCTTCCACTTGTTATTCTTGAAAAAGGCGGCGTTTGCAGGATCAGCACACCGGATGAAGCGTTACAGCACTTCGATGATATGGGGTGGACGGATTGAGCGTAAAATACACAAGCCACAAAAGCAAAGTCCTTTCTGCTGTCAAAGCGGCAAAAGCACGGGCTTTGGAAATCTGCGGCGGCACGGCGGAACGGTACGCGAAGGAAAACCTGACCATAAACCGGTCCGTCGATACCGGCAACCTGCGCAACAGCATCACCCACGCGCAGCGGGATGAGAACACCGAGGTAGTTGGAACCAATGTGAAATATGCTCCCTATGTGGAGCTGGGGCATCACACAGTATCCGGGTCCTTTGTGGCTCCAAAGCCGTACCTGAGGCCGGCGGTGGAGAATCACCGGGAGGAGTACGCGAGGATCATAAAATCAGAGCTGTCAAGGGTATGAAAATGGTGCCTGAAGGCATCCGCGGAAACGCGGATGCTTTTTTTATTGAATTTTTGACAAAAACGGGAATGGTTTTTGGAAAATTTGACACTTTTTTCCTACCCGGAACCTTGACGGAACATCAAAATGGATTATGAGAGATCGCACCCGGGCGCGAGGGAATGCGTCCGGAGATCAAAAAAAACTCCGTAGGGCCAACGAACCGGCCCCGAAGAAATGGGAGGATAGAGCATGAGCTTCAAACGCGAGGAGATCCGTGGAATTCTGGGAGAGGCGTATACCGACGAGATCGCGTCAAAACTGATCAGCCTTCACAGGACGGTCGTTGATCCGATCAGGGATCAGCTGGACGACGCGAAAAGGGATGCGACCAAACTCAAGGCCGAGGCAGACAAGGTGCCCGGGCTTGAGCAGAAGGTCAAGGATCTTGAGGGCGGCGAGGACTGGAAAGCCAAGTATGAAAAGGAGAAATCCGATCATCAGGCGTACCGGGACCAGGTTGCCCAGGAAGCGACGACCGCAAAAGTAAAGGCGGCCTACAAAAAACTGCTGACCGAGGAAAAGATCAGCGAGAAGACCCTGGATGCCGTGATGAACGCCACCGATTACAGCAAGATGAAGCTGAAGGAGGACGGCACGCTGGACGGCATCGAGGATCTGAAGAAGGACATTGACACCAGATGGGGCAGCTTCAAGGTGGCGCAGCGCCAGCGCGGCGAACGGGTGGATAATCCGCCTCCCGGAGGAAATCCGGGCGGATCTGACAACAGTATCCGTGAAATGACCGCGAAATGGCACGCGCAGCGCTTTGGAGAGGCTCCGAAAACTACCTGAAAGGAGAAAACGCCATGAGTTTCAACCAGAACACCAACGGCCGCGGCTACGCGCCCGGGTACTTCCTGGCCAGCGCTGACTGCGACCGGGAGACCGTGGAGGTTTCCGCGAGCCATTCCCAGGCGATCACCATCGGCGAGAAGAAAATCGTTCCCGCCGGCGCCGTGATCCCGAGCAATGACGGCAATGCCAAGGGCATCCTGTTTGAGGATGTGGAAGTCACCACCGGCGATATGCCCGGTTCCCTGGTCACCCGGGGCACCGTGTATGAGGACAGGCTGCCCGCCGCGATCGAAGCGTCCGCGGAGGCCGTCCTGACCGGCATCAAGGTGATCACCACATCTCCCGCTGTTGTGCGGCCGAAGAGCTTCAGCCAGGATACGCTGACCGCGCTGACTGTCACGAGCGAGGCCGGAAGCGACAGCGGCAAGACGGCCATTTCCTACAGCGGATATACTCCGGCTGCCGGAGAGAGGTCCGTGTACAAGATCGCCGCGAGCGTGGCGCCTTCCGCTGAACTGGGTGAGGTGCTGAGCATCGGCTCCGGTTCCGGACAGTGGACCGAGGCGACCTTCCCGGCTGCCA